CAGCCTTGGCTGTTGACGCCCTTACCGGAAAGATCATTAATGGAGGCTCCATCAACGGAACCACTATCACTGGTGGTCTCATCCGTACCGCAGCCAGCGGTGAACGCATCGCCCTCAACGAAGGCGGCGTCAACAAGTTCCTCGTCTACAACAGCGCCGGCACCGCCATCAACGAACTCTCCGCCCGCGGACTCCTCGTTCAGGGCACCAACGGCGCCGTGATCTGGCTCAACCCGAACACCACCTACCCGCAGATCAAGCTGTACAACGCAGGGATCACCAACTACGCCTACGTCCAAGTAGCAGAGCCCACCACCGGCGAGGCATCCCTGGAGCAGGCATGCGGCCCCTTCGCCGGCAACGGATTCACCGACATGACCTGGCGGACCATCCTCGCCAAAGACTTCGCCTCCATCGAACGCCTCCGCAACAGCGACCCCAACACCACCCGTATCGGCGGCCGTCTCTCCCTCAGTGAAACGTTCGCACTCATCGGTATCCAAAACACGACTGACACCAGCAAGAACACCCAGGTCACCGCCGAAGCCAACTACGTCCACGTCGACAACGCCCGCATGCAGGTCGCCGCCCCCGCCAGCAGCAGCGCCGTTCTCTACGCCAGCGCGTCCACCGGCCACACCGGTCCGCTGCTGCGGGCAGGCATCAACGGCAGCGACAAGTTCACCGTCGACAAGGACGGCAACACCACCGTCACCGGGCTCCTGAACGCCGCCAGCATCGCCACCGGCACCGTCAGCATCACCCCGTCCGCAGCCAGCACCCCCACCAGCATGACCGTCACCTTCCCGACGGTCCCCGGAACCACCTGGCGCGGCTACGCCACCGCCAACTCCACAGTGCCCGGCGTCCGCGCACCCGTCGGCGCCGCCGGCGTTACCGGCGTCGCCGTCTCCAGCGTCTCAGCGACCAGCATGGTCGTCTGGGTCAACCGTGAGAACACCAGCGCAACCAACATCAACTGGATGGTGATCGGCTCATGACCGAAGACAGCAGCGACCCCGATATCACCGACAGCACCACCGACGTGACCGAGCCGGCCTGGCCGCCGCCCGCCGACCCGCCGCCGCCCCCGCCGCCCGCACCAGACCCCATCACCTGGGAACCGCAGACCTGGTACTCCATCACCTTCGCCTGCCTCACCCCCGGCTGCTCCCAGCAGAACATCGTCAAGGCAGCCCCCATGTTCTACTCCAACAACGGGCAACTGAAGTTCATCCGCGTCGTCTGCGCCGCCGACGGCTGCTGCGGCAAAGACTGCACCATCCTCACCGCGCAGAAACTCGACCCCCAGCCCATCGAGGAATGAGCAGGGGGAACACCCCACCCCGCAGGCCGTAGCCTGAGATCAACGGGCGACCCTCCGCCCGCAGATCCGCCCCCGAGGGACGACCACACCTAGTGGTCCGCCACCATCAAACCTGGGCGCGGGGAGATCCAGGAGTACGGGCCTGTGCCCGACCTGACCATTCACGAATACGAGGTCACCCCTGCCCTCGGCAGGCACCTCGTCCTGGACCCCCGCAGCCTCGCCTACCGGCGCCGCTACACCGGCGAACCCATCCACCCCGTGGAATGGGCACCCAAGGTTCCCGTCCTCAACCAGCAGGACCTCCTCGCCCAGGGCATCCGCACCTCCACCCTGGTCGAAGGTGTCGGCGACGTGGACGCCCTCGGGTCCTGCACCGCCAACGCGGCCACGGCCCTCATCTCCATCCTTCACACCGCCGACGAGCTGGCGGCCGCCGGCCTGGACGTCACCGACCCGGCCGCCGCCGAATCGTGGGCTATCGGCCTCTACAGCGACGCCACCCACCGCGACCAGTGGCACGACTCGGCCTGGCCCGACCAGGACTGCGGCTCCTCCGGCCTCGGCGTCGCCAAAGCGTTGCGCGGCCGCGGCCTTATCGACCAGTACGGGCACGCCACCACCGCCGAGGAACTCTGCCGCGACCTCCAGACCGGGCCCCTCCTGATCGGCATGCCCTGGTACGAGGAGTTCTTCACCCCGCCCGGCAAGCATGCCCTGCTGGACGACCTTCCCAACTGGCAGGACTCGCCCATCGCCGGCGGCCACGAAGTGTGCGTGACCGCGCTCGAGCACGTCACCTACCGACCCGACGGCGACCTCGACTACGCACGCACCGTGCTCCGCATACGGAACTCCTGGTCCTCCTCCTGGGCCGACCACGGCGACTTTCGTATGTCACTCGCCCTCTACCAGGCCCTCCGCCACGACATCGACGTCGTACAGCCTCGATTGGACGCCTCCCGATGACCGCCTTCCACGTCGCCATCGACCACCTGGACGCCGACTCCGGGCAGGTCACCACCACCTACCACGGCACCTGCACGCAGGAGCACGTGGACGAGGTCCGGGCCATCGCCGCGCTCGACACCTCCCCCCGCTTCGTACGGGACCACCCCCACGTCGAGGGCGCGTTCATGGTGCTCCGCGACGACGGTGACCTGGACGTGTACGTGCCCGACGGGGCCACCGAGTACCGCGTCCACCAGCCCGACCCGGAACCCAAGCGCGCCAAGACCGCCGACGAGCCGCGCACCCTGTCGTCCGGGCCCGCCTACATCGACGGAGTCGTCAAGTTCGGTGACCAGTCCATCGGCGGCGCCATGGACTACCCCGGCAACCCGCCCCGCGCGGTCTGGCACACCACCGAGTCCCCGGCCGGCGACGCCTACTTCAACTCGGTCGCCCTCTACCTGATCCGGGTCGCCTCCGAACCTCAGGTCATCTACGACCCCATCTCTGACAAGCTCGGCCAGTTCGGGCCGCTCACCCAGTCCGCACGGGCGCTGCAGAACGACGGCTCCCGCCGCACCAACCGCGAAGGCAAGGTGTGCATCCAGGTCGAGGTCCTCGGCCGTGCCGCCTCCCCGTGGACGAACGGATTCGACCCGGCGGGCAAGCCGAACTTCCGCAAGCTGCTGGCAGCGATGCGCGCCCACGGCATCGCCGACACCTGGCCCGCGGGCAAGCCGCTCGCCACCGCCGCAGCGGTCGCCAAGACCCCCCGGAACCGCAGCACGTGGCAGTCCAAGGGCGGCCACTTCGCCCACGGCCAGGTCCCCGGTCAGACCCACTGGGACCCTGGCGCCATCAACACGGACATCGTGCCCGGCCAGCCGTCGACTGCGCCGGCCCCGTCGAAGCCGTCCCCGTCCGCCTTGCAGTACGAGCCGTTCCCCGGCGCTGGGTTCTTCCACGGCGGCCGTCACAGCCCGATCATCACCGCGATGGGGCGCCGCCTGGTAGCCGTCGGCTGCGGCAAGTACCGGTCCGGGCCGGGACCGAACTGGACCACCGTCGACCGCGACTCCTACGCCGCCTGGCAGCGCAAGCTCGGCTACACCGGCACCGCGGCCGACGGCATCCCCGGCAAGGCGTCCTGGGACAAGCTCCGCGTTCCCAAGGTCTGAACCCACCCAACACCCATCCATCGGGAGAAACCGTGTCCACCAGACTCTTCGGCCGCGAACCGGCCGCATGGCTGAGCGTCATCGCCGTCGCCGTGAAGCTGCTCGCCGCGTTCGGCCTGGACGTGTCCGCCGAGCAGCAGGCATCCATCAACGCCGTCGCCGCAGCCGGGATGGGCGTTCTCATCGCCCTCCTGGCCAGCGACGGCCTCGGCGCCGCCCTCATCGGGTTCGCCCAGTCCGCGCTGGCCCTCGCGCTCGGCTTCGGCCTGGACTGGTCCGCGGACCAGCAGGCCGTCGTCATGGCCGCGGTGACCGTCGTCATCGGCATGTGGGACCGCACCCAGGTCATCGCTCCGGTCCCGGCCGCCGCCGTCGCGCGGCAGGACGCCTGAACTTAGGAGCCGCTGCCATGGGCGACGAGCCGACCAACGGAGAGCTGGCTCGTCGCCTGGACGCCGGATTCGACGACCTCAAGGAAGACATGCGCACCCTCGCGGGGCGCCTGGACACCAAGGTCGACGCCAGCCTTCTCGCCCTGCAACAGCAGGCGCAGGACGACCGACACCAAGCACTCATGATGCGCGTCGGTGCCATCGAAGAAGAACGCGCCCGAGAGGCAGAGCGGCGCCAACAAGAACAGCGCGAAGCCGAGAACCGGCGGGCCGGGGACAAGCGGCTCATCCTGACCGCACTGGTCGTCCCCCTCCTGCTTCTTCTGTTGCAGGTCTATCTGGCCAGTAGGGGGTCGAGCGGATGAGGGAGTCGGCGGTGTCACGCAGGCGTAGGCGTCGCACCGATCTGCTGTGGCTGGTGGGGATGGCACTGCTGGTGGTGGTGCTCGGCTGGATCGTGGTGACGATGCAGGATCTGTCGGCGTCCCTGCACGACGCGAACCGGCAGCGGGACTTACTTGCCCAGCAGGTCCGTGACCTCGGCGCCACCCCTGTCGTCGGCCCGTCGGGAAAGCCGGGCCGGGACGGTGACGGACTGCCCGGCCAGAAAGGCGACAAGGGTGACACCGGAGATAGTGGCTCTCCCGGTCCGTCGTCCACGGTGCCCGGCCCGCAAGGTTCCCCAGGGTCGGTGGGGTCACCAGGACCGCCCGGAACGAGCGGTATTCCGGGCGCGAGCGGAGTCCCTGGCCTGCCCGGCGCCGCGGGTTCTCCGGGGCCGTCTGGCGCGGCCGGCCAGTCCGGGCAGAACGGCTCGGATGGCAAGCCCGGCAAGGACGGCGCCGACGGCCGGGACGGCAAGGACGGTCAGACCTGCCCGGACGGCTACAGCCTCCAACCCGATCCGAACGACCCTGACACCCTCGTATGCCGTCGCACCACCTCCAGTAGCGCCGGCAGCGATGCCGAACCCACCGGCTCGGCATCCCCGGCACCGAGCGACACCCCATTGCTGCCCAGCCTGCTGGGGCTGATCACCCGCTGAAAGGAGGCCCCCATGGCCATCTCTGGAACACCTCACCGGGTACGACACGACACCACCCCGGTCATCGCGGCCGTCCTGTCCCTGGTCATGGTCCTCGCCGCAGTCCTCATGTGGCAGAACTCCCGAGCCCAGGACCGTCTGACTACTCTGCGGTCCGGGCAGACGGCTGGGCTGGCGCAGCGTACGGATCAGCAGCAGTTGACGTGCGCACTGTGGGCGATTCTCCGTAATGACAGGGCGGCGGATATCACTGCGCAGATGCGGCAGGCTGCGGACCGGATCTGTTCGGAGGTTCCGACGCCTACTCCGAGCGCCAGCTAGTGCATGGATGGTGCTGCGAGGCGGCCGCCGTGGCTGCGGGGCTGGTACGTACGATGGGGATGTGACCAGTCCCGTTAGTGCTCCCGCCCCTTCCCCGTCTCAGGTTGGCCCGTGTACCGGCTGCCAGGCTCCTACCGTCCGCTACGGGCCGGGTGGCAGCCCCTTGTGTGAGGGCTGCGCGGGCGTCCTGAATGCGTGGCGGGACAGCCAGGGGAAGGGCGGCAGCATTCGCGCCTAGGCTGCGGGAATGCTGCTGTGTGACCGTGATCTGCATGCCGCGATAACGACTGGCCGGCTGGGTGTCTCCCCGTACGAGGAGGGGATGCTTCAGCCGGCGTCGTTGGATGTCCGTCTGGGCGGCGAGTTCCGGGTGTTCGACTCCCACCGCTACTCATGCATCGACCCATCGCGGTCGCAGCCGGACCTTACGCGGCTGGTGGTGCCTGCGGCGGGGGAGCCGTTTGTGCTGCATCCGGGGGAGTTCGTGTTGGCGGCGACGTTGGAGTGGGTGTCGTTGCCGGATGATCTGGCTGCCCGGCTGGAGGGCAAGAGCTCGTTGGGGCGGCTTGGGTTGGTGACGCATTCGACGGCGGGGTTCATCGATCCGGGGTTCGAGGGTCACATCACGCTGGAGCTGGCGAACCTGGCCCGCCTGCCGATCAAGTTGTGGCCGGGGATGAAGGTGGGCCAGTTGGCGGTGACGCAGATGAGTGGCCCGGCTGAGCATCCGTACGGGAGCGCGGTGCGCGGCTCCCGGTATCAGGGGCAGAGGGGGCCGACCGCATCCCGGTCGTGGCAGAACTTCCACCGCACCGTCCTGCCTGGGTAGGGTGCGGACGCACCGGTGCCCCGCCTGAATTCACCTCAGGCGGGGCACCGTCATACACACCGGATCAGTGGAGATCCCCTCCGTGTTCCTCGCTCATCCGTGAGGCTTCTTCCCACGTCAGTGCCCGACGGCCGTACACGAACTGAGCGCCTTCGGAGTGGAGCTTGTCCAGGAGACGCTGTGTCCGATCACGCGCATCCTGAGCAGCTTCCTGGGCGTACCACTCGACCAGTTCCTCGGGCGTTGCGTCCATGACGACGAAGGCGTCAACGACGCTGGAGAAGACAGCGAGACGGCCATCCGGCTGCTTGATGATCTGATGCCCCACGATCGGTGTCCCTACTTCTCGTTGTTGCGGTCGGCGGCGGGTACCTGAACGAGGTGGGCGAACCGCTCGTCGGGGCCCGGCCCGACCTGCACGCCCTCGGGGTACTCCATCTCCGCCGTGGCATGGCAGACGACGTAAGTCTCGTCCCCGTCCAGGTGCACTGCCACGTACTGGCCCGCGAACCCGACGATCCGACCCGCCCGGCCCTCGTGCTTCACCTCCAACCCGACACGGAGGTTCAACCCGTAGTAGTTCCGGATGTGCTCGACGCTATTCTCGACGCGGGTGCGGATACTGCGGGCGTCCTCACGCAGTTCCTCGGCCTGGTCCTCGATCTGGAAGCGCTGCTCCCACGGCATGGTCGGGTTCAGGGTGTTGAGGAGTTCGCGGGCCTTGCGCTCGTAGGTGGCGGCGTCGGCGTAGATGGCAGCTGCGCTCATGCTGGTGTCCTCACTTCTCGGTGGCGTGGTCGGCAGGTGGCTGTCCGGTACCAGCGCAGTCCTTCAAGCCTGGCGCGGCGGTGCCGTCGGCGGAGCGAGCCCAGTGGGCGCGCACGGTGCCGTCGGCCTTCAACTGGTACGAGCGTTCGCAGACGGTGCAGACCCCGCGTGGGACGGCAAGTGCCATGGTCGGTGTCCTCACTTCTCGGTGGTGCGGTCGGCGCCGTACACGTCCCCGTCGTCGTAGATCGGGTCAGCGGGCGTGTCGGTCGGGATGGTGGCGCTCGGGTCGGGGCCGTAGGTGGCGCCGTCGTCGTAGATGCCGGCCATGGTCGCTGTCCTCACTTCTCGGTGTTCTTGAAGGCAGTCACGCGTACCAGCGGCTGAAGTCCATGTCCTTCGTCTTGAGCGCAGCGGCGGCCAGTTCGGACGCGTTCGGTGCTCCCTCGGCAATCGCCTTCAGCACGTCCTCGTACAGCGAGTCCTCCATGCCGTGCTGCTCCTCATCGTCCCCAGATGCGGCAATCTGGGCGACGCGCTCGTTGATCTCCTGCATGTCCATGGTCGGTGTCCTCACTTCTCAGTGGTGGGCGGCTGCCCGTCGATGTTGGTGACAGCGGTACGGAACACGTCCAGGAGTTCGTCGGGCACTCGGTAGCCGACGACTTTCCCGAAGCCGGGGCCTTGAGCCAAGACCGGCAGTGGCATCCCGTCGGGCCAGTCGCCTCCCATGGCCCCGCTGCGTAGAGCGCGAGTCAGTGCCCCGCTGTGTCCGCGAAGGCTGGCCTCGGGCGAGTCGCGGAGGTCGTCTGCTGCCACGTACCCGCCTCGGGCGACGGCCTGGCGGACGATGCGCTGCGCGCGGGGCGGCAGACGGGTGAAGTAGTTCTCCGCGCGCGGCACGGTCCAGGAGGTGTCGATCTCGACGTTGGCGGCGTGTTCGGCGAGGAGGGCCAGGAGTCGGTCCTGGAAGTCTCCGGTGGGTTGGTCGATGGTGACCGTGATCTTCAAGATGCCTCCCGTTGCGATGAACCCGGATGAACGCCGGGCTAACGAGATGAGCGTAGCGCAGCCGGGCTCGTTTGTCAGCGGTCTATTGACGGTCTGCTAAACGGAGTTGATGGCCCGTTAGTCAGGGAGGCGCGCTACTGGGGCACGATAAGCTCACATATCAAGCCTCAAAATCGTAGAATGAGGCATGCACGAAGCCGAACTGACGAACCGCATCATCGCCGCCTCCGGGCCGCCCGCCGTCGACGACCTCACCACCTTCCTCCGCAAGCGCATTGCTGAGGACAAGGATGTCGCCGCAGAGTGCACCGGACCGGAGTGGCGGACCGACCCCAGCGACGGGGACAACGCTGAGCACATCGCCCGCCACGATCCCGCGCGCGTTCTCCGTGAATCAGACGCCAAGATCGCGGTCCTGGACGAACTGGACCTCGCAGTGCACGGCCAGCCACGCCCGTTCGTGGATGCCCTCTTGTTCGTGGCCCAGCAGATGGGCCTGGCGTACTCCGACCACCCGGACTACAAGGAGAGCTGGCGGCCGTGAGCGACTGGAGAACCGCCCTCGAACGGCTCATGACGTCATCCCTGGGGACGGAGATTCACGACACACAGGCGTGGGCCCTCACCATCACCAACTCCGACAAGCTGGAGGTCTTCCTGAACCCTGAGGACGCCGAGGGGCTCGAAGGTTGCCGACTATGGGGGATGCCTGTCCGAAAGAGCATCGGCGTACAGCAAGGCAAGGCGCTCATCTTCGACCACCGCAGCGGCAAGTACATCCGCAAGGGCGAGCAACTGGACTGGAAGTCATGAGCGCTGAGCGCCTGCCTGCCAGACAGGCCGAACCGCCGCTCCTACCCGACCAGTACAGCGCCGAACTCCGCGCCCGCCTCGCCACCCTCGACGCCGCCAGCGACCAACACGCCGCCGGACAACGCCCCGACAACACCACCCGCTCCTACGCCAGCGACTGGCGCACCTGGGAAACCTTCTGCACCCAACTCCAGATCCCCACCACCGCCGCCACCCGCGGCACCCTCCGCGCCTTCGTCGACTACCTCTGGAACCGCGAGAAACGCGCCTACGCCACCATCGACCGCAAGCTCGCCGGCGTCGTCGTCACCCTCCGGCGGCCGCCGTACAGCATCCTCGTCGACCCCGACGCCACCCGCGCCGCCCGCGAGTTGCTGAAGGACTACCGCAAGCAGGCCGAAGCCGCCGAGGAACCCAGGCGCGGCCGCGGCAAGGCACCCGCGATGCGGTTGGTCGACCTGCGGGTCATCGTCTCCAAGTGCGACACCGACATCTTCGGCCTCCGCGACCGCGCCATGATCCTCCTCGGCTTCGCCATCGCCGCCCGCCGCGCCGAACTCGCCGGACTCCGCCTCCGCAACATCCGCGACGACGACAACGGCCTCCTGGTCGACGTCCGCGTCTCCAAGACCGAACCCCGCACCGTCGCCGTCCCCTACGGCACCAACCCCGACACCTGCCCCGTCCGGGCCTGGAAGACGTGGGCCGCCGCCGCCCGCATCACCGACCCCGACCGGCACGCGTTCCGGTGTATCCACCACACCGGTGCCGTCCAACCCCAGGGCCTCTCCCCGCAGCGCGCCGGCGACCTCATCACGGCGGCCGGGCTGCGCGCCGGCTTCGAGGAGCTGTTCACCGGCCACTCAGTGCGGTCTGGCATGGCCACGGAGGCCCGCCGGGCGGGGAAGGACCGGAAGGCCATCGCTGCGGTGACTGGGCACGCGGACGGCTCGAAGGTCTTGGACGGCTACATGCAGATCGTTGACCAGTGGGACGAGAACGACAACGCACTGATTGGAATCGGCCTGTGAGCAGCGCACGCACCATGCACGAAGAGATCGCCGAATCGATGTTGGACGAGATCCTGACCCACCCTGGCGCAGCGGCTGTCCTCGCGGACTGGCGAAACCGCTTCAAGGCACGGGACTTCGACGAGCAGTACGTGGCCCAGATCGGACAGACCCAGCACGATCCCGCCTACTGGCCTCTGGAGCAGGTGGCAGCCTTCCTCAAGGTTCACACGGGGCTCATGGCCGGCTTGTACGCCCGCGTAGAGATCTCCGTGAACGCCATGCCCGGCCCGGACGCCGACCGTGTCGGCAACGCCGCCAAACTGCGAGGCACCCACCCGCTGTTCTGTCCGGAGCTGGACATGGAACAGAACGGCGCCGACTGCGATGGGTGGCTCTCCTGGAAGACTGACATCAGCATGAACAGGTCGTCCAGTCTGGGCCTCATCACCGACTGCGGAACATCTCCTGTGAACATGGGCCTGCTAGTCGAGCCTGGCGGAGTACCCCTTGAGGTGGGGACCTCGAAGCCGAGCCGAACCTACATGCACCTGCACATGGAAGGTGGCGTCGCGCGCTGGCCGTACCACTCCGACCGCATTGGGCTACTCATCAACGTGGAGCACATGCAGGCGAGAGCCCGCCGACCAGCACGCAAGGCAGCCTGATCCCGCTGCTAGGTGCCCGCCGCCAGCGCCTCGCGTAGGTAGACGGGGAGGGCTTGGCGGACGTCTGGTCCTGCTGTCCAGCCGTCGTCCTCGAGCTGGTCGGCTCTCACGATCGCGGCCGGTCCGTGGTCGGGGCGTGCGAGGGCCCGGTAGGTGTCGGTGCTGCGGGGTGGGTGGTGGGCGAGGTAGCCGGCCAGGACGGCGTGGGCGATGTCGGCGGGCGCCGCGGTGGTGGTGGCTCGTCCGTATGCTTCGCACATCCAGACACGGCTGACGGGCTCGTAGAGTTGGACTTCCCAGGTGATGCGCCGGGGGTTGGTGTCTTCGCAGGTCATGCCCGCATCCTCCTCCCCGTGTGGGCGGGCAGATGCGGGTACTGGCGGGTTACTTGGGGTGTGTTCAGCGCTCGATGGAAGGCAGGTCGTCCTCGTCCCCGTCGTCGTACTCGGGTGCCAGCTTCGGGTCTCGCTTGAACACGTCGATCAGTCGGAACGCTCTTTGGCTGTACTCCCTGGGCAACCACAGTGCGGTGCCGACGATCGCTCCGACGAGGATCATCCCGAACCTGACAGCCTCTCTTTGCAGGTCCTTGTCCGCGGCTGTAGGCGGTGCGGGCTGCTCTGTGGGGGTGAGGTCGTCCTCGGGCACAACGGGTCCTTCTCGTCGGCGGGTGCGGGCATGCTATCCGCCGACCGGCGTGTCCCAGAATCCCGTGTGCGCGATGGTGTCGGCGGTGACGGGGGGCTGGCGTTGGGCGAGGGAGGGCTCGGTGGAGACGATCTGCCGGACCAGCTTGTTCGGGTAGTCGGTGGTGATGGGGCGGCCGCCCTGGCCGAGGATGAGGGCGTGGACGCCTTCGGCGGGCCGGATACGGTGCGGCAGGTACGCCTTCAACGCGGCCACGGTCAGCGACTCCAGGACGTGTTTCTTACCGACGGCCTCGTACTCGTAGTCGGGGGCGCGGACTTCCCAGGTGCCGTCCTGGACGTCGTAGAGGTGGCGGATGTCGACACGGGTGACCTCGGCGGGGCGCAAGCCCTCGAGGAGGAGGAAGGCGACGAGCCGGTCGCGTCGGTAGTGGCGGGCGTGGTCGGGGCCCCACATTCCGATGCAGTAGAAGAGCATGGCGCGTTCGGGTGGGGTGAGGCGGCGTGGGGGGTTGGCGTCGCGGTCGAGGCCGGAGCGCAGCATGGTCAGGTCGGGGACGAGGCGGATCGCGCCGTGCTGTTTGGCGGCTTCGTGCCATTGGGTGAGGGCGGTGATGCGCCGGTCGTGGGTGAGGGCTGCGGCGGGGTGGTGCTGTGCGATGTGGGTGAGGGCGTCGGGTCCGTTGAAGGGACGGCCGTCGAGTTGGTCGGTGAGGTAGCCGGCGCACCAGGCGGCGATGTCTTCGATGCTGATGTCGAAGGGGTTGATCGGGGGGTGCTGTGCGGCGCACCAGGTGAGCCAGCGGGTGATTTCACGCTCGTACTCGATGCGGCTGGACGAGCGCAGGGGTGCGGTGTCGAGCCAGTGGTTCAGGAGTGTGAGCGGTTCCATGGGGGTATTGTGCCCGCCCCCGACTCAAGATCAATACTTTCGGTAAAACCTCAGCTCACCACCCACTAGGGGATGTCGCGGGGGCGAGGGGCGGGGGTGGTCCGGCCGTACACCACGACGGGCTGCTGGGGGTGGGGGCTTCTGAGGTTTTACTGAAAGTGCAGGTGGGGGGTTGGGTTGGGGGTGCGGGTGCCTCTTGGAGGCTGCACGGATCACGCTACGGCCGATCCGCCGCGGTGTTCCCTCCGCTCCCCTTGGCCGCGCGCCGGGCGGGAGTTGGGCGGGCTTCGGGCGCCGGGCTAGCCAGGTGGTGAACTGGTTTTGTATGCTGCGCCTACGCAACACCCACACCTCAGGCCACCAACCCCCATCGGGCTGGTGGCCTTCTCCGTGTCCAGGGTCAGGCAGTGGCTTCCCAAAGACTGCGCGGCATGTGCTCGGTGCCGTTGAGCTTTCGGGGGCGCGAAGGGACGTTCCAGCCGGGGCGGGCGGGTCGGTGGGCGATGACATGCCATCCAGCTGCACGGAGACTGGCGCCCGTCTCGGCAGCCTGTGTGTATGTAATCAGCCGGGTGTAGCCGAGCGCTCGGGCTGCCCGCCATGCGGCGCCGTAGAGCATCGAGTTGGCGTTCGCGGTGCCGTCGGTGGCGGTGCGGGTGACCTCGAGGGTCTGGCCGTTGTCGAAGTGGCGGGCTACGGGCCGACCGACTATGGCAACACCGCGCAGAACTCCGTCTTCGTCGGCCACGCCTATGCAGAACTTGCAGCCGATGGGAGGGGCGTTGTGCCGGTGCCACATGGCGACGAAGGCTGCGGCGTCCTGGAAACGGACGGGTACGAGGTGAAGACTCACGGCGTCCTCCTATGCGGCTGGTGCCCACGATGCCCTTGCTGGCCGGGATCGTTGCCTCCGGTCAGGCGGCGAGGGCGAGACGGGCGGCGGCCTGGACGTAGGCGGCCTTGCGGGGGCGGTAGACGACGGCGAGGGCGGCGACCTGGGCGGGGGTGTAGCGGGTGCACTGGCGGGCGCGGCCCTTGGTGTAGGCGATGCCGGTGGTGCCGACCACGCCGGCCTTGGCGGCGTTCTTCCGGAGGGAGCTGGCGACGGTGCGGGCTTCCTTGGGGGTGAGGCCAGCGGCGAGGCAGTGGGTGGTGAGGGAGCCGTTGCCGCGGCGGTTGATGCGGGAGGCGGCGCGCTGGGTGCGGGTCCGGGTGCGGATGGTGTGGCGGGCCTGGCGGCTGCTGGCGTTCATGGTGGCTCCCCCTTGTGGTGCGGTGTGTGCCCACCATACCGAGATACGCATTGCCAAGCAATGCCTAGAACGGTATTGTCTGTGGTGTTGGGGCGCCGCCCCGACCACCATGCAATCTAGGCATGGCGTCGCAATGCAGACTGGAGGACACTGGCGTGGCAAACTCCCCCACGCGCCCGCCTGGCCACCCGCCAAACGGGCGCCCGAAGAAAGGACCCCGCCCCATGGCAGGCTCCCTCCGTTCGAGTGCGGCCGCCGGCGCCCGGCATCTGAGGCAGGAAGGCCATCACGAGTGGGCTCAGGCCATTGAGACGCTGCTGGCCCCTGGCGGATGGAACAAGCTGAAGCAGACTGCCGACCCGGCTGCCACCTCCCCTCTGAGCGTTTCCACGGATGACGAACTGAAGGCGGCGTTGCAGGACGCGCTCGACGAGTTCGAGACGTCGATTCGGATCGTGGCTGAGGAGGCGTACGAGAAGGTCCTGTCCGGTGAGTGGCTTCCCCCGAAGACGGGGCAGCGGCGCCTGAAGGGCACCGGTCTGAAGCGGGCGGTGCTGTCGGTGGACGTCAACGCCGAGCTCCGGGGGCGTCTCCAGGCCGAGTTGCCGCGTCTGTCGGACCAGGAGGGCCGTCGGATCAGTGAGGGCGGCATCATCATGGCGTACGCGTGCAGCGAGCTGGGGGTGGACAGGGGTACCGGCCTCGATATGAAGCTGTACTTGCCGGAGCCTGTGATCGCGCACTTCCGGTCTGCTTCCGAGTCTTCGGGTGTTTCGCTGGAGCAGGCTGCGGCTAAGGGGATCAGCGAGTTGCTGGATGGCTCGTGGTCGATGCCGAAGCCGGTTCGGTTCCCGAAGCACACGTGGGCTGATACCGGGTGGAACACCCTTCCGGTTCGGGTGGAGGACTCGCAGCGCACCGCGTTGCATGAGCTCGCGCCTGAGCTGTCGAAGGAGCTGGGTGCTCGCGTCTTCCCCGGCACGATCCTGCGGCAGGTGTTGATCAACCAGTTCGGGATGCCCGACTAAGTCGATTCCGGGGTGTGGGCTGGCCTGTGATGTGGCCGGGCCGGCCGCCACCTCTTCGTTGAGTACAACCTCATAGGAGATCCCTCATGGCTCAGGCCATTGAGGCCCCCGCTGGCACGATGGCGGAGGGCCCCACCTCGCACACCCAAAATCAGGTCGCCCGGCTGACTGCCCCGCAGCTCCGCCTGCTGCACGGTGGCATCAACCCGAACCGGGTCCAGAACCTTCGCGGGCTGGCTCACCTCGAAGCCTGGGACGTCCGGCGCCAGCTCATCCGCATCTTCGGCTTCGGTGGCTTCTCCATCGAGACGCTCTCTCTGGACCTGGTGCACAACCACGGGCAGGAGGGCTTCCGGCGGAAGAACAAGCAGGGCGAGTACTACGGCGACCCGTTCACGGCCTGGACGGTCGTCTACCGCGCCCAGGTCCGGCTGACCATCTACGACACCAGCGGGCGGGAGATCTCCCACTGGGAGGACGGGGCTGCCGGGGACGCGGTGAACCAGCCGTCGGTGGGCGATGCCCACGACATGGCGATGAAGACGAGCCTCTCGCAGGCGGTGAAGCGCTGTGCGACGAACTTGGGTGACCAGTTCGGGCTGTCGTTGTACAACGACGGTTCTCGTGACGCGGTGGTGCAGTTCTCTGCGGCTCATCCGCCGAGTGAGTGGCAGCGGCAGGCCGCGCCGGAGCCGGTGCCGGTGGACCCGCCGGTGAAGCCGGAACCGCAGGCGCCTTCCGTGGATGTGGAGGAGCCGCCGGCGCAGGCCGCCCATGCTGACGGGGTCGATCATCTGGCGCGGCTGCAGGGTCAGGCGTCGTCGTGCTGGGGGAACTCGGATGCGCTGGGTCAGATCGTCCTGGACGCGGAGAAGCACGGTGTCGCCGAGGCGGAGGTGACGCTGAGGGACCAGTCGGTGGTGACGTTCCGGGAGTTGCTGAACAACCAGATCAGTCGGCTCGGGCAGCAGGCGCAGGACAACGGGGAACGGGGGGCGGCCTGATGGGTTACCGCAACGATGACAACGCGCTCACGGTCATGGACTGGTTCTGTGGTGCTGGCGGGTCCTCGCAGGGCGTCCACGCTGTGCCTGGCGTCCGGGTGGCGCGAGCGGCGAACCATTGGCGGCTTGCGATTGAGTCGCACGCTGAGAACTTCCCGGAGACCAGTCACTACCAGGGCGACATCCGTAAGGCGCCGGTGTGGGACTGGCCCGTCACCGACATCTTCTGGGCGTCCCCGGAGTGCACCAACTGGTCGGTGGCCAAGGGGAAGAAGCGGGACTTCCAGAACGCCATGCAGGGCAGCCTCCTCGACCTCCTCGCCGGCCTCGACGACGAGGAGGAGCAGCCGACCGCGGAGGAGGAGTCCCGTGCGCTGATGGAGGAGGTGCCGCTGTATCTGCGCGGCGTGATCGAGCGGGGCGGCCTGGTCAAGGCCGGGATCGTCGAGAACGTCGTCGACGTCCGCGCCTGGGACCAGTGGGATCGCTGGATCGGTGAGATCCACAAGCTCGGATACCGCACCCGGATCATCGCCCTGAACTCGATGCACGCCAACCCGCGGTCCGTGCACCGGGCGCCACAATCCCGCGACCGCCTGTACGTCGGCTACTGGCACGAGTCGCTGGGTCGTACCCCCGACTGGGACAAGTGGCTGCGGCCGCGCGCCTGGTGCTCCGGCTGCGACACGTGGGTGCAGGCCATGCAGATGTTCAAGGACCCCAAGCGGGACATGGGCCGCTACCGGCAGCAGTACGTCTACCGGTGTCCGAACACTTCGTGCCGGAACCAGGTCGTCGAGCCGGAGGCTCTCCCGGCCGCCGCAGCGATCGACTGGTCGATCCCCGGTCAGCGCATCGGTGACCGTGCCAAGCCGCTTGCGGAGAAGACCCTCAGGCGGATCGAGGCCGGGTTGAAGAAGTTCGCCCGCCCGGTCCCGATGATGGTTCCGGCCGGCGGTACCTGGCGGGACGCGGCGGTCAGTGTCGGGGAGCCGATGCCTGCCCGTACCACCCGCGAGAACGATGCGCTGATGGTGCCGCCGCTCCTGGTCCCGGTGGAGGGCCGGGATGGGAAGGATGCTGCTTCGGCGCACGGGCCGCTGCGCACGATGACGACCCGGAACGAGACGGGGTTGGCGTGGCTGCCGTTCATCGCGGAGCTCCGCGGCGGCGGCTCTGTCGCCCGGTCGGTGGGCGAGTCCCTCGCCACTGTGACGGCGTCCGGTAACCATCACGGGCTCGTCGCCCCGGCCGGTGCCTCTGAGAACATGCTGATCCCGTACTACGGCACCGGCGCCCCGCGGTCCGTCAACGAGCCGATCGGCGCGCTCACCACCCGCGACCGGTATGCGCTGGTGCGGGGGGAGGTCGACATCGACGACGTTCTGTTCCGGATGCTCGAGCCTCACGAGATCGGGCGGGCCATGAGCTTCGCCGATGACTACATAGTCCTCGGTAACAAGCGGGAAAAGGTCCGGCAGTACGGCAACGCCGTCACGCCGAACGCCGCCGAGGTCCTGGTGTGCGCGCTGGTGGAGGCGATCACGGGTGAGGAGATAAGCCGGTCGGAGAGCAGCGGGTTCGTGGCTGCTGCGTGATCAGCTCTGGTGGTGGCCGGGCTCGCGGTGTGCGGGTCCGGCCTTTGTGTTTCCCGAGTGGAGGAGGTGGCCGCGGTGGCGGTTCGCGTTCGGGCCGTCGTGGTGGGTGTGGCGGCTGTGTGGGTGGCGGTGTGGGGGTGTCGTGAGAGGCGGCGTCTTCGGCGGGTGTTGGTGCGGGAGCGGGCGTCTCACGGGCTGGTGGAGGGGTGTCTGGTGCGGGATGTGGAGGTGTTTCGGCGCCGTCTGGAGCGGGTGGTGGCGGGGCGTGCGTGTGGGTGTGGGTCGTGTGGGCCGGTGTCGGTGTCGGAGGGAGGCTCCCGGTGAGTGCAGCAGCGTTGAGTAGTGAGGAATTGCGGCGGAGGTGGCTGGAGCACCGGTGGTTCCGGTATCGGGGGTGTGCTCCGGATGTGGATGACCCGTCGCGGATGGCTGGCGACACGCGGCTGCCGGTGGGGGCGCATCACGGGCCGGACGCTTTTGAGGCGGAGGGGCAGCGGGAGCGTCTGGAGCGTGAGGCTGCGGCTATCGCGGTGTGTGTGGCGTGTCCGGTGATGGTGCAGTGCGATGCGTATGCCTCGTCGGTGACGGTGGACGGGAAGTTGGCGGAGCCGGATGGGGTGTGGGGTGGCCGGCGGTCGTTGGAGCGGCATCGGGCGTTGGTGAAGCGGCGGGTCGCCACGGTGGCGGCGCCGAGGGCGGCGTTCGGGACGGCGCAGAAGCGGGCTGTGTTGGCGGCGCTGGCCGTGGTGTGGGAGCCGTTCCAGGTGGCGAGGGAGGCGTCTCGGTTGCTGGCGGTGTGGGGGGAGGGCCCTGCGGGCGGGGTGGATGTGCGGACGGCGAATTGGCAGCGGTCGCAGCTTGTCCGGTTGCTGGGGTTGCCGAAGGACGTGACACGGATGCGGGCTCTGGCGGTGGCGCGTGAGCGGGGGCTGCTGGAGGGGGTGGTTGTGGTGGCGGATGACGGCACGGTGCCTGCGGTGCCGCCGCCGACGAAGGTCCCGCCGGTGGCTGTGCTGCCGGTCCCGCGGCCGCGCCGCACCCCGACCAGCCGGCCGCGCCGTCCGCAGGTCCGGGTCATGCCCGGTCAGGTTCCGGTGTTGCCGGGCCAGTTGTCGTTCGAGTCTCTGATCCCCTCCAACCTGGGAGCTGCCGCATGACCGAGAACCACACCCCCACGCCCGTGGACGCCGCCGTGGATGGCGGGGAGGAGGCGGGGTTCGAGGTGATGTGCCGGGATGCGGTGCTGGCGGGGCGGGCGATGTCGTCGGGGGAGTTCCTGGCGGGTCTGTTGGCGCATGCGGAGCTGGCGACGGCGGGACGCCCGGACAAGCTCGCGGTGGATATATGGGCTGACCAGGACCCGGCGCTGATTCAAGCGGTGTGGGATCGGGCGTTGGCGGTGGGCTTCTATGCCGGGAGGTTGTCGTCGGCGCCGCGTCTGTTCGCGGATGAGATGGCGCGGGTGCAGGGCGTGTTCGAGGAGGTGGGGTTCAACGCGATGGGCGGGTTGTCGGCCAGGTCGCGGCGGTTGGTGGCTCCGGTGGAGGGGCGTCATCCGGCGGACGGCGAGTCGGAGCGCGGACGCTGATACACCGTCACGAACGGTGTGACAAGTCGCATGAGAGACACAAGGGGAAGGACCGGAGACAGATGGCGGGGTCAACGGGTAGGCTGGTGCCTGCGCCAGACATGCAGTCAGATGCAGTCCGACGCCACAAGACAATAAGGAACGGCCCCGCTGTAACCCTGATGCGGCAAACATCAGGAGCGGGGCCGGGCCGACACCACACTCAACCGAAGGTGCCGACAATGGCCAAGCGTACCCGTGGTCCCGACCACGTAGGCAGGGCAGCCCGAAGTTTCCGCGTATCTGGCGTGAAGATCACACCGCCGACGCACACGGGCCCTGTCACTTCTACCCCCGCAGTCGCATGACCGCCCAGGGCGAGGCCGTCCTCGCCTGGCTTGAGTCCGCTATCCGTGAGCGCGAGCGGGTGGCCAGCGATGCTGCTGCTGAAGCTGGTGGTGAGTGGCGGGAGGACCCGTTCGTCTACGGCGTGCGGGATCAGAAGAACGCCTTGGTGGCCAAGTCCCGCGAGGATCGGGCGCGTTCGATCGTTCACATCGCTGCCGCCGACCCTGCATCGGTTCTGCGTCGCTGCGCCGCCGACCGGAAGCTGCTGGGGCTTCACGGCGGCCGGGCGCACTCCTGCCCGGTGTGGGACGACGACGGAGACTTCGATCAGCGCGTCGACTTCTACGACCACGAGATCTGCCCCGCCGTTCAGTTCATCGCTCAGGGCTATGGCTGGACGGGAGGCGAGCGATGAGCGTCGAGGTGCTGCGTACCTACCGTTTCCGGTGCGACGAAGTCCAGTGCGCAACGTCGGTTCTCTCCGACACCAACGAGGCCCCCTCTGACTGGACGAAAGTCTCCAGCATCGCGCACCAGGCTTACGGCCCCCTGCCTTCAGTGAAGTCCGGCCGGGCTCGTCTGCATGCCATGAGCGCAGACGGCGTGCGGACCGTCGGACGCTTCTGGCTGCACCTGTGCCCTGCGCATCCGGACGCCGTCGCTGAGCACCTGCCGCAGACCGACAACCCCGGCGGCCAAGGCGTGACCGTCTCCTGCTCGTGCGGCGCTTGGTTGGCCAGCAGTGCCGGATTCGATGCCAAGAGCGTTTGGCTGAGGCACTTCGAGACTTCCCTCGCGTCGACGCAGGGGCAGACCCCACCCATTGAGGGAGATCGAGTGACGTAGTGCTTCCTGCGGGAGGTTCCTGAGCCCCTTGGCGGGGGCTTCACCCTCAACCGCTGGCCGCTGGTGTTGGCGCACCGTGCGCGGCCTACTTCCACGGCTCGAAGTTGGCGCTTCGAGCTAAGGCTCCGGAATCCCGGAGCGAGTGCTTCTACCACCGAAGCGAACCACCACCGAAGCGGGGCCCTTTTACGCTCCCGCACAACCGGAAGCAGGTACATAGTGCCTCAGCGCACCCCCACTTGTCAGCTTCGCAATCCCACGCATGGCGATTCGCGGCATATCTCCCCCCGCACGGGCGACACCCAGTGCCCCCAAACCCGACTCGCCGTGCCCCCCACACAACAGTGGCTCCACACCACCAGCGGCCGCATCACCACCTGCCCCCACTCCTGGATGACCGCCGTCCACTGGATCGCCGGCAGCGGCCTCTACACCCCCGCCCGCACCCACGGCCCCCGCTGGGGCACCACCACCATCGCCATCGCCCAGGAGATCGCCGCACTCAAGGAATGCCGGCCATCCGTCGACTACCTCGCCCGCAAGCTGAAGGTCGCCGAACGCACCGTCCAGTACCACCTCGGGATGCTCCGCGAAGCCGGACTCCTCGTCTACCGGACCAAGGGCACCCGCATCAGCGGCATCGGCGGCCGCGCCTCCGAGTTCGAGCGCGTCATCCCCGCCGCCTTCGACCACGCGCTCGGTATCCGCACCATCGGCGAGGGTGCAACGCGCCGCCCGATCGGCGCCGCCGAAGAGTCCCGGACCCTGCTGGGGAAGCTGGCGAAGAAGGCCGCCCGGAAGACCCGCCGCCCCCGCCACCGCACCCCCTCTTCGAAGGGACCGCGTTGCACCCCAATGGAGGGTGGTACTACTGGCACTTCTTCTGCGGCTAGTACTAACTCCCCCCCTGAGAGCAAGCTCGCAAGCGGGCAGGCAAAGTCCCCCACCCCGAAGAAGTCCAACCACAGGCCCCGGAAGCTGAACAAGATCGGCCGCCGCTTCCAGGTAGCCGGAGAACTCATCCGCACCGTCACCTGGCTGCAGCACGCCAACCGCGAACGCATCGCCTGGGTCATCCGCAAGTTCACCGACCAGGGCTGGACCGCCCGCGAGATCCAGGCCGCCGCCGAACTCACCCCCCTGCCCGCCCGCGGTGTCTCCCGGCCCTCCGGACTGCTCGCCTCCCGCCTCGCCTCCAAGCACCTCGTGTTCGACACCCCCGCCAAGCGGGCCGAGCTGGTCGCCATGTGGGAGGACTCCCAGCACGCCGCGCAGGAGCGCCACGCCGAGCCCGACTACAGCGACCTCGGTGCAGGCCCCCAGAGCGCCGCTGCCCGCCGCGCTTGGGACGTGGCGTTCAACACGATCAGCGGCCGCCTTGCCGCCGACACCACGCCCGTCGAAGACAGCCCGCTCGACCTCGAGGACCTCACCTCCGAGGAGGTCGTGCAGATGCGCCTGGACGCCATGGCCGACCCCGGCCTGCTCCTCACCACGATCGAACTGGCCGGCGAGCAGTACGCCCGCCGCCTCTACACCAGCCGGCTCGTCGATCAGACCCTCGCCCTCGAGGCCATCAACGCCCGCCGTAACACCCTCGCCCCCGCCTTCTGAACGGAGACCAACCGTGACCGAGCCCTACTACAGCGACGACCAGGTCACCCTGCTGCTCGGCGACGCGCTCGAGACCCTGCGCACCCTGGCGGATGCATCCGTCGACTGCGTGGTGACTTCCCCGCCGTACTACGGACTGCGGTCGTATGGCGTGGACGGCCAGTACGGTCTGGAAGCGTCGCCAGCCGAGTACGTGGAGACGATGCGAAGCCTGTTCGCCGAGGCGCGGCGGGTGCTCGCCGACGACGGGACGTTGTGGCTCAATCTTGGTGACTCCTACGTGTGCAGCCCCAAGGGCAGCGAGTCGAAAACAGACGGTCTCGTGGGCCGCAGCAACCACCTGACGACGCCTGCGGGGAGTGGCGGCAAGAGCGGCGGAGGGTTGGCGATGAAGCAGCTTCTCGGTATCCCGTGGCGGGTGGCGTTCGCGTTGCAGGACGACGGTTGGTTTCTCCGCAACGAGATCATCTGGAACAAGCCCAATGCCATGCCCGAGAGTGTCCGGGATCGGCTGTCGAACCGGCACGAGCACCTGTTCATGCTCGCTAAGCAGCCCCGCTATTGGTTCGATCTTGATTCAATTCGCTCCGCCTCCCGTACGGCAGACGACAGTAATGGCCGCAACCCCGGCGATGTCTGGTCCATCACGACCCGCCCGTACCCGGCCGCGCACTTTGCGGTGTTCCCGATCGACCTGCCACTGCGTTGCATCAAGGCTGGCTGCAAGCCCGGTGGAACCGTGCTTGATCCGTTCTCTGGGTCGGGTACGACCGGCGCGGCGGCCCGTCAACTCGGCAGGAAGTACATAGGCGTCGATCTCAATCCTGAGTACCACGAGCTGGCAAAGGGCCGGTTCGTTCAGGGTGTCCTCGACTTCGGCGGTGCTGCATGACCGACACCCCGCAGCTCTCCGGGAAAGACCTCGCCCGGCAAGCCCTCGAGACCTACAAAGCCGCCACCCGCACCTATCCCGGCGCCGCCCCGGCCAAGCCCAAGCGCAGGCGCCCACCGCGCAACGGAGAAGGCCGTGAGCCGGTCAGCCTCGCAACCGCCATCGCCAACCTGCACGCCGAAGCCCCCATGGAAGCGGGCCTCGCCGGCGGCAGCATCCACGACCAGTGGCCCTCCCTCTGCCCCCAGTACATCGGCCACGTCGAACCCGCCCACTACGAGGACCAGACCGGACGCCTCGACCTCCGCCCCGCCAGCCACGCCTACGCCGCACAACTCCGACTCCTCGGCGGGCAGCTCGCCAAGCAGATCAACGACAAGCTCGGCCGCCCCGTGGTCCGCACGATTCGTGTCCTGCCCGTCGCCAACCTCACCACCGCGGCGGCCGCTCTCCCGGACGCCCCCAAGCCGCAGCCCGGCCCGGTACGGACACGGGAGACCGCCAGCCCTGGCTACCGGCAGACGCTCGCCGCAGCCCTCCAACACCAGCCCACCCGCCCCAGCATCGACCCCTACCTTCAGCGGGCCATGCGACGGCAGGAAGCCGCCCTCCGCGCCAACCGGCAGCCCGAGCCCGCCGTGGACCTGGAGCAGGCGGCCGCCCGGCAGGTCGACCGGAGCGACGCCAGCCACCGGGCCGCCCTCGCCCGGAAGCGCCAAGAAGCCTCCGGCACCGCCCCCGCACCACGTCGGGCGTTCGACGTCGCCTGAGCGGAGGGAACACCACGGCGTATCTGGTGCACTGTTGGCGGCGATCACCCAGCACCACAGGGAGCCGCCATGCAACCCACCACCAGCCGCTACCCCCACACCTGGCACGCTGCCGAAACCGACCAAGAACGGGCGTGGCTCGACCAGTGGGCACGCGGCCACATCAACCCCGCCACCCTCCAACCCGGCACCCCCACACCCGAACCAGCCCTGACCGTCCGGAGCATCCGATGACCACCGCCCCGCCTCGCCCGCCGGCCACCCGCATCAACACCCCGCGAACCGCCCCCGCCTGGCCGCGGCCCACCCTCGTCCACGACCACCGCACCCTGTTCCTCGAACCCGCCTACGAGGACGGGCAGCCCTACGACGACGAGGACGACGAAGACGACGACTGAGCCCGCCCTCCCGGCTCAGGCGTATACCGCGGTATACACGCCCGCACAGAAATCCCAACCCGAAACCGCCTCCCAATCAGCAGCCCCACCCACCCGATCTGAGAAGCTATGGCCCGTCCGAGTACCGGAAACCCTCCGGGAAGCACACGGAACGGAGCACCATGCCTTCCAGCATCCTCGTCGTGTCCACCGACCCCCAAGGGTCAACCATCTGGTGGGCCGACCGCGTCGGCGACGACCTCCCCTTCGACTTCGCCGCCGCCCACGAAGACCCCGCCAGCCTCGCCGAACTGAAAAACCTCGGCGCGCAGATCCACGTCATCTGCAACCAGAAGGGCGGAGTCGGCAAGACCACCACCGCCGTCAACCTCGCCGCCGTCGCCCACGACGTCCTCGGCGACACCGACAGCCGGCAGCACGTCTTCATCGACACCCCCGGCAGCCTCGAGAACGAACACATCCTCGCCGCCGCCCTCGACGTCGCCGACGACGTTCTGGTCCCCATGCCCCCCGAGCCCCTCGCGTTCGACCCGACCGCCCGCACCATCGAGCGGGTCATCGTGCCCCGTGGCCTGCCCTACACCGTCGTCATCAACGCCTGGGACCCCCGCGACGGTGTTGCCGACCTCAACGACACCATCGCCTACATCGACGCCATGGGCTGGCCCCGCGCGAAGACCGTCATCCGCCGATACAAGATCCACACCCGTGCGGCGTCCGAAGGGAAGGTCGTCACCCAGTACGCCGACAACGGCACCACCCTCCGCGCCCGCGAGGACTACTTCCGCCTGGCCCTCGAGCGCGGCTACGGAGGCCGACGCTAATGTCCGGCAAGCGCATCTCCCTCGCCTCCCTCGCCACCAGCAAAGTCGAGACCGTGCCCGGCGCCAGCCGACCCGACCTGCTCCACGTACACCCGAACACCGTCGCCCCCACCCCGCTGAACCCGCGACGGAACTTCGACGAAACCGAACTCACCGAGCTCGGCGAAGACATGCGGGCCGGGCAGCTCCAGCCCTGCGTAGCCGTCCCCAAAGCCAGCTACCTCAAGCTCTATCCGGAGCACGCCGACGAGCTCCCGGACACCTGCCGGTACGTGATGGCTGCTGGTGAACGCCGCTGGCGCGCGGCCGTGAACGTCGGCCTGGAGAGTCTGGATCTTCTGATCCGGCACGACCTCACCGAGTCCCGTATCCGGTTCCTCGCCGCGGTGCTGTCCGAGAACGTGCAGCGCGCCAACTTCAACCCCATCGAGGAAGCCAACGGCCTGCACGCCATGCTCACCCTCCACGACGGCAACCAGTCCGCCGCGGCCAAGGCCATGGGCAAGTCGAAGCAGTGGTTCAACCAGCGCATCGGCCTGCTTCGGCTCACCGACGAGATGGTGCAGCTTGTTCTCGACGGCCAGCTGACTGCGTTCCGGGAGATGCGCCGCTATGCGGCGATGCCGCCGGAGGAGCAGTACGCCACCTGGAAGCTGGACCAGGAGCAGCCCCGCCCCACCAAGCAGCAGCGGCCGGGCGTCGCCGAGACCCCGGCGGCGTATACCGCGGTATACACGGTGCCCGAGACGCCTCCCGTGGAGCCTGCGGTTGCCAGCAGACCTGAGGTGGAGGCGCCGGCCCAAGTGGAGGTACCAGCCCAGCAGGAGGCCGACGCGTATACCGCGGTATACCCGCCAGCGGAGGCGGCACCGGCTCCCAAGCCGGCCGTACCGGCACACCCCAACCCCAGCGACGGCGGGCCGGAACTGGGCAAGACCCGCACCGCGGAGTCGATTCCGGAGCCGCGTGACACCACTGCGGCGGAAGCGGAGAATCAGGCACCGCGCTTCCCCTACGAGCATGGCGGCGAGGCTCTCTTCTTGCTCTTGCGGAAGATGGCCGCCGAAGATCGGGCGACCGTCTTCCTTGGCCTCGGCCGTGATGAGGAGACTCAGGCGGCAGTCAAGGCTCGACAAGCATGACCGCGGCCCCGGCCTGCCTGCCCTGACGGGTGGCGGCCGGGGCCGCTTTCGTCGTCTCAGCGGGCCTTCGCCGCACGCCAGACCCGCCCCGGCCAACGGCGGGCAAGCGGAAGGGAATCAACCCCTACCGGGTGGTGAACTGCCGGACTAGACTGCCGTCACCTGACGGGCACGCCCACACACCACCCCCGCGTGTAGCGGCCCCCGAAGCGTTCAGGTCCCACGACTTCCCGCCGCCCCCCAGCCGCCACCCCGAAGCAGAGATATCCCTATATCACCCCAGAGCTTCACTCGCGGTAGTGGAACGAGCCACACGAGTAGCCACATCCGGTCACAACAGCGTTAAAACACGACCCGACCACCCACACCCACACCCAGCCATGCCACAGTGACCTACCGGTGCAGTGGACTGGCAGCCACACACCAACCCGCCAGGGCTCGACCAACCCCACGGGACCCTTCCCAGCTGCCGGAGGATGTGGAGCCGGACCTATGTCCGCAGCAGAGCCGGCCAACCCCCGCCCCCTGAACAATCCCACCCGCCCCGCCGTAATCGACCTCGCACGGCGCCGCGCACGGACCACAGCCCAGGGACGGTGGCACATGACCACACCAGAACCACCCGCTCCCCAACCCCCCGCCACGCCCGCCATGAAAGCCTGGGCGGAAACCCTTGAGACCCGGTTCACCGGCCTGGGTCTCACCCTCGCCGACGAGGACACCGCAGCCGCCTTCCGGCTCACACTCCAGATCTGCGCGCAGGCCATAGAGGGCTCCCAGGCGACCGGCCTCATTCACGTAGAGGACAGCGAGCTCGCCGAACTCCTCGCCATGGTCCGGGGGATGGAACAGGCACCGGGCCTCATCTGAATATGCCTCTCTGATGTGCCGTCTCTCCAAAGGGTCTTGACTACCCACCAACACACTCTGTTGATCATTTTTGACGATGAGTTCAACACCCGCCCCACCCATGCCATGATGGGCGTCCGGACCACCGGAGTCACACCATCCGGCCTCCGGCGCGCGCCCCGCACACCCACAGCCCGGTGCACGCGCCACCGGCCGCCTAGGGGACGGGGACACAACCCATGGGCACCAGAACCGACGAAGACGACGCAGCCTCACGCCTAGCCGTCCTCCACCAGTACTTCCGCGAACACCCCGTCACCGGACCCGTCGAAGGCCACCGCACCACCACCGAGGCCGGCACCCCGCTGAACCTCAGCACCCACGACCACATCACCGCCTCCGTCCACGAAGTCACCGATCACACCCGCGCCGTCAACCCCGACGCCGGCCCCGCACCCGCCACGGTCGATGCCGTCTACGACTGGTGCCGGGAACACACCGCGCACGCCCCCGAAGAGGCCCGGCTGCGTCTCGCCGTCATCGAACGCCGCCACTACCTCGAACACTCCCTGCGCGCCGGGGACCGGCTCGTCATCCGCAAGGAACGCTGCCCCAAATGCCGCACGTTCGGCCTGGAGTGGCTGCGATCGGACCAGCGGGCTATCTGCACCAACCGGCGCTGCACCGCACGTGACGGCGCCAGCCGACGCTTCACCGTCGCCCACCTCGCGCACGCCTGGGTGATGTCCCAGGAAACTTTCCGTCAGGCCCGTGCAACCTGACTGATGGTTCGCGTGTCAAAGACTGTAGGTTCAACAACCTCATAACCCTCACCAGCGCACACCCCCACAAGGGGTTGCGTGTCCGAGTCTCGGCCGCCGGAGCTGCGAACGATGGCCGCCTGAGAACGGGAGGCCGCTATGGCCGCAAGCATGCTCACCCCCTACGAGCCTGCCGCTGACGAAATCAGCGTGCCGGAGGCTCTCCTTCTGTTCGCCGAGACCGGGCACCCCATCGCGCGGGAGACGCTCGTCCGGCAGTGCAAGCTCCAGGGTGTGGAGCTCAACCAGGCCGGCCGGGGCAGGCCCGTGAAGGCGTCGTGGTCGGATCTGCTGGTGGTGCATGCGCGGTGGGTGGACTCCCGCTGACCTGCTGCTGAGTTCAAGTGGGGCCTTCGCCTGTGACGGGCGGGGGCCCCTTTCTCATACCCAACCCCGAGAAAGCATTGTGACTCCATGCTTAGAGGGGTATGGTGGAGGCGTAGCAAGGCAACACCGCATCAGCGACAGCCTGTTGCCCCTCTCTCGCACCCCCTGGAGCCACCGTGGCCGTGATGACGCACGCCCGAATCGACACCGTCGACTACCGCGACCTCCCCACGGACATCCAGGACACCTTCGACGAGCTGATGGAGCAGGCCGACGAAGCGGGCACAAACGACCACTTCCTCACCCTCATGGCCCGCGCCGCCGCCACCATCGGCATGACCCTCCCCCCGAGCGGCGACATACGGCGCTGCGCCTGCTCCTGCGTCTGCGGCCTCGTCTTCGACGCCGAACACCCCGACGCCCACGTCATCGAGTGGACCGGCGGCTACAACCTCGGCCGCGTCCAGTGCCCCACCTGCGCCGACCACCACCGCGAAACCGCCTAACTCAGAGGAGAGCGCCCTATGGCTGGCTACACAATCCCTTCCCTCACGCGGGATGAGGCCTCTCAGGAGGCCCGCAGTAACCGGCGTCCGAGCGAGTGCCCCGAGTGCCGCCCCGGCTTCCCCGTCCAGCACTGGCCTAGCAGGTTCTGCCGCAGCAGCTTCCGGCCCGACGACGAGGGCACCGACCGGGTCACCCGCGTGCACTGCACCTGTGACCTCTGCTTCTGATCCCTCCGCCGACTCCCCGGCCGTGCACGTTCACGCTGCACGGCCGGGTGACCCACCCCCCGCACGACCACAGGGAGAACCACATGCACACCACTCGGCTCCGCCCCCTCACCCCCGCCCAGCAGGCCGAAGTCTTCGCCGAGTGGAACGACCTCCCCCACGCCCGCATCACCAGCCACCACGACGCCGCACACATCTTCACCGCCAGCCTCACCGAACTCGAAGCCTGGTACCTGGCTGCCGGCGGCACCATCACCCACCAGCCCGCCGGAGACGGCGTCACCAAGTGGACCCTCACCACCACCGTCAACCACGGCACCGGCACCCCCCTCTACGTCCACGCCCTCGCCCTGGACACCGACCTCATCGACGACTACTGCCGCCCCGCCATCACCCACCCCACCGCCTGAAAGGGCCACCCCCATGACCACCATGACCAGCGAGGCGACCACGCCCAGCCCCTTCGCCCGCGACCCGTTCTACTGCCTCGGCATCGCCGACGCCTACGACGAGTACACCGCTGGCGAGGACATCCACGCCTTGAAGCAGCGCGCCGAGGAGATGCTCGACGCCGCCCCCACCGGCCTCGTCCCCGCCAACCTGTACGTATGCGGCTACGCCACCGCCATCGCCGGTCTCCTCAACGGGCACATCGCACAGATCGGCGCCCAGACCGAGGTCGCCCACCGCTGGCTCACCGAGCAGGAGCGCGCCGCATGAGCGCCGCCCGCGACCAGGTCGAGTCCTGGCTGGCCCGCGCGTCCTCCGACGAGGTGGAACTGGAGGAAGCCATCGGCGATCTCGACGACTACCGAGACGAGGTCCTGCGAGAGGCGAAGGCTGAGGTCGTCGCCTGGTTGGCCAAGAAGGCCCGTGAGGGCGAAGACATTGGCGTTCTTGCCTCGAAGGTCGACCGCGGCGCCATCCGCCTGTTTCTCGACATCGACCAGTGACCTGGCCCGACGGCATCGCCCTCGCCGTCGGCCTCACCACCATCGCCCTCCTCAACCACACCCCCCACGCCCGACGGAGCACCACCACACCCCGCACCGACAGGGAGCAAGGCCATGACCCGCACCCGCACCACGGCCAGCACGGCGAAGAAGACCACCAGCAGCGCGCAGCCCGCGAAGAAGACGGCGAAGAAGGCCACCCCCGCCAAGACCGCGGCCGCCCGCAAGACCACCGCCGCCAAGAAGACGCCGGCCCCCCGCCTCTCCCTCGTCAACCCCCCCACCACCAACCTCCCCACACGCCACACCCCCTGGATGACCGACCTCCAGGGCTACGCCACCCTCGCCGCCCGCATCGCCGGCATCCACACCCCCCACATCCGCGACTGGCACGACCACCGCAACGGCACCACCACCCGCCGACTCCCCGACAACGCCGTCCTCCACTACACCCTCAACACCCGCACCCTCACCTGGCAGGGCCACTGCCCCATGGGCGCCCTCCACCAGTACGAGATAGCCAACCCCTCCGACACCACCGCCGCCCGCGTCCAGACCGCCACCTGCACCACCCCCCACACCGACCTCAGCCACATCCAGGGCCTCAGCCCCATCGAGTGGCAGGAAGTCGGCATCGACCCGGCGGTCACCCTCACCCGGCCCCTGCCCGGCGCCCCGGACACCCGCAGCATCACCATCCCCCTCCCCACCCGGCCGCGGGCCCTCGGCGACCAGCTCACCCACTCGGCCGCCGGCACCGACGACACCCAGCCCATCCCCGCCATCCACCCCGCCACCGACGACGCACCCAAGGAGCACCCCCAGCCGTGACCAACCACGACCCCGTCAGCGAACTGGCCCGCGTCCTGTACAACGCCCTCCACGACGAGGACCCCCGTGTCGCCCCCCTCTTCGGCCACGACACCGACATCCTCCGCCCCGTGCTCTCCACCGTCCTCGCCGAAGCGGCCACCCAGCGATGGATTCAGAAGCAACTCGACGAGACCGCCATCCGCTCCATCGACTTCCGCAACGGCATGCACATGGACCTGCAAGCCGCCCGCGAACTCCTCGCCCACCAGGTCGCCGCCGCCCGCACCATGCTCGGCGACGCCCCGAACTACAGCGAGACCAAGCTGGAGTGGGACATCAAGGTCGCCGAGTCCCCCGAGCTGTACACCATCGTCATCCAGCGGCACGCCCCCGGCGCCCTCACCCCGCACGAGGCCCGGCAGAAGGCCGAAGCCCGCGTCGCCGAGCTGGAAGCCGAGCTGCGCCGGCTGCGAGGTGACACCGATGGCTGACCACGACCCGGCCTACGTCGACACCCTCGCCACCGAACTCTGCCGGCGGCACACCGCACTCCTCGCCACCGCCGAGAACGACCTCGCCGTCCTCCGCAGCCGCATCGCCCTCACCGTCGCCTTCATCCACGACCCCACCCAAGACCGCGACGCCCGCACCAACCTCGCCCGACGCCTTCAACTCCCCGAACCCGGACCCCAGTGATGACCGAGGAAGAAGTCGCCTGCCTCGGCAAGACCCGCTTCCTCACCCGCCGGGCCGCGAAGAGACGCGCCAACCAGATACGCCGCGAAGGCGGACCGGCCATGCGCCCCTACGACTGCGACTTCTGCCCGCACTTCCACGTAGGGCACCGCCCCGGCCAAGCCACGTACATGCGGCACGGCATCCCACTCCAGGAGACCCAACCATGACCACCACGACCCCCGACGAATCCTTCAGCGTCTACCTCGCCGGCGAACAGATCGAAGGCACCAACCTCGGCATCACCTACATCCGCGTCGCCACCCCCATAGGCGACCTCCGCATGACCACCGAAGAAGCCCAGCAGCTCGCCGCCACCCTCCAGCACGCAGCCCTCTACGACCACACCCCCCAGAGCACCTACGACTGGGAACCCGAGCCAGCTCTCACCGTCACCGTGTACGGGCTCGCCGGACCTCAGGGCAGCAAGTCCCCCGTCGGCTGGGGCCGCAGCCGCAAGACCGGCAAAGCCATCCCCCTCATGCGGGAGTCATCCGCCAAGGTCAAGCCCTGGCGCGACAAGGTCACCGCAGCCATCACCGAAGCCCTCGACGGCGCCCAGCCCCTCGTCGGACCCGTACGAGCCGACATCACCTTCACCATGCCCAAGCCCGGCCGCGCCCCCAAACGCCGCCGCACCTACCCCGCAGTCAGCCCCGACATCGACAAGCTCGAACGCTCCACCTACGACGCCATCACCACAGCCAAAGCCTGGGAAGACGACGGACGCGTCATCGAGAACCACAACCGCAAGGTCTACCCCGACGAGCACCCCGACGCCCTGCCCGAGCCCGGCGCGATCATCCGCCTGTACACCCTCACCGGAGACCACCGATGACCACCGCGACCCGCCACGACACAACTCCCGCCACCCGGTCTGCCGACTGGCGCACCCGAGCCGCCTGCCAGAACCTCGACATCGACACCATCTACTCCGACGAACGCGGCGACCAGGCCGAAGTACAGGCCGCCTGCCTTCGCTGCCCCGTCCGCACCCTCTGCCTGGCCGACGCCACCCGCTGGGAGGAAGGCCCCTACCAGCCGTGGGGTGTCGCCGGCGGTCTCACCCACCTGCAGCGACAGGCCCTGCGTGTCCACGCCCTCCTCGGCGAGCACCCTGACCTGAAGCAGGCCGGGATGCTGGTGCTGCCGCAGACGTTCGGGGATCTGCTGTGGAAGCTGCGGGACTGGTCGCTCGCCGCGGTCGTCACCGAGTTCCGTGGACAAGGGGTGACCGCGTCGGCGGTGACGATCCGGGTGGCGATGTGGTGGCTGGGCTGCCGTGCCGCGCTGGTGGCGCAGCCGTGGTCTGGTGACGGCCGCCTGATGTCCGTTCAGATCCACGACGACCACCAGCAGTTGGTGCAGAAGCTGACGGCCATGGGTGTGTCCCGGACGAACATCGCCCTCCACCTGGGGGTGTCGCCGGAGCAGGTGCAGGCGGCGAGGCAGGCGTGGAAGCGGGCTGCGGAACGAGCAGGACAGGAACTGGCGGCATGAGTCGACAGATCGCCCCGCACGCCACGGCGAACCGGTACGCCTACGGATGCCGGTGCCGGCCGTGCACCGTCGCTGCCACCCGCGCGGACGCCGAACGCAAACTGGACCGTCTCGCCGGCAAGCCGCGAAGTGTCCCGGCTGACCCCGTAGTGACTCACGTCAAAGCGCTGACCGCCCGCGGACTCACCTCCTTGCAGATCGCCCGCGAAGCAGGAATCGAACCGTCGACCGTGCGCCGCCTGATGGACGGCAAGCAGAAAACAACATGGTCGCGTACCGCTACGAAGGTCCTGGCCGTTCCGCTCGATGTCCGAGTCTCTCTGGGCGACGTTCCGGCGGTCGGTGCTGTCCGCCGGGTTCGTGCCCTGTACGCGCTGGGGCACTTCAACCACGAGATAGCATCCGCCGCCGGAATCTCACGGGATGCCGTAAGCGCGCTGGCTGCTGGCCGGTGGCCCACCATCAAGGTCGGTATGGATGAGCAAGTCCGTGCAGCGTACGACCGCATGTCGATGCGAACTGGGACGTCGTGGAAGACCCGGACTGTGGCCGAGCGCCACGGATGGGCTCCTCCGCTGGCCTGGGATGACGACACCATCGACGACCCTACGGCGGTACCAGTCACCGAGGGCCCCGAGCCGGTAGCTACGGATGGCGACAACCTGGCCGCCCGCTGGCTGATGGGTGAGTCCGTGGTCCTCACCGAGGACGCCAAGCGTGAGGTGCTGCTCCACCTGTTCGAGTGGACCAACGACACAGCAGCCGAGATCGCAGAGAAGCTCGACCTGTCCCCAGTGGCCGCGGAGAAGCGGTGGGAGCGGGCGAAGAAAGCGGCCGCTCTGGAAGGCCGGCGGATGTGGCGGCGTGTGTACCAGCCGCGTGAACGAACCCTGAAGCAGAACGAGATGGAGGAAGCAGCATGAGTAACGGCACCGAGATCACACTGATCGGGAACCTCGTCGACGAAGTTGAGCTGCGTTTTACGCCGGGGGGTGCGGCGGTTGCGAAGTTCCGGGTGGCGTCGACGCCGCGGAAGTTCAACCGGGACACGAACACCTGGGAAGACGACAAGGACGGCAGCCTGTTCCTGACCTGCTCGGTGTGGCGTCAGGCGGCAGAAAATTGTGCGGAGACCTTGCAGAAGGGCATGCGGGTGATCGTGCAGGGCCGTCTGAAGCAGCGGTCGTACGACGACAATCAGGGAGTCCGACGCACGGTCTACGAGGTGGATTGCGAGGAAGTCGGTCCCAGCCTTCGCAGCGCGACGGCGAAGGTGACGAAGGCGTCGGGTGGCTCCCGTGGTGGTCAGGGCGGCGGCCAGGGCCAGGGTCAGGGTGGTGGCGGCTGGTCGTCTGGTGGCCGGCAGCAGGGTGGTGGGCAGTCGGAGGACCCGTGGGCGTCGTCGGCGCCGGCTGGGGGTCAGCAGGACGGTAGTTGGGATAGTCCGCCTTTCTAGCCTGCGGTGTTGTGTGAGGGGTCTGGCCGTGTGGTCGGGCCCCTCTTGTGTGTCTGCACCCAATCCGTCTCAAGCATTGTGACCCCATGCCTAAACCGGTATGGTGGAACCTCAGGCACACCCCCACCAACCCACCGGGGACACCCATGCTCACCTGCGACTGCGACGCCACCCCCGAAGAGCGGGCGGCAGGCATCCACGGCCCCGACTGCATCCACCACACCCTCCCCGCAGACGACCCGTCCGACCACTACGGCCAGTAGACCCGCCGCCCCTTCCCCCACGGGGGCTTCCTCGGGGCCGTGCAGCACACCCCCACCGCTGCACGGCCCCACCCACACCCCGAGGAGACCTGTGACCAGCCCGCTCACCGACCAGCAGCTCGACGGCATCGAAGCCCGCGCGGACGCCGCCACCCCCGGCACCTGGACAGCCGTCGAACTCCCGCCCAACGAGCACGATCCTCGCCCCGTCTACTGGGTGAAAACCGAGTACATCGACGAAGACGGCTGCACCACCCGCCAGACCGTCGCGGATGCGCCCTGGCGAATGGCTGACGCCGAGTACATCGCCGCGATGCGCCCCGAGGTGGCGAAGATCCTTGTCACCGAAGCCCGTCGCCTCCGTGCCGAGCTGGCCGCTACTCGAACGAACTCCCTCACCACCGAGGCTGACGAACTTGTCGCGCACTGCCCCGAGCACGGGAGCCGCGACACCGTCTGGATGAACTGCCACTGCGACGTCGCCGCCGACATGCGCCGCCGTGCCCTCGTTCCGACGTCCGTCGCTTCCGAGGGTGGCGCCCTGTGACCGCCCTCACCCTGCATCCCGACGCCCTCGCCGCCAAGCACGCCACCATCAAAGCCTGGCGGGACAGCCAGAGCCAGCGACCCGAAACCCTCACCGGCTGGACCATCACCCGCGCCCAGGACGGACTGCTCCACGTGTCCGCCCAACTCTCCGGCCCCGACCCGGCAGCCGCGTTGACCGCGTTCGCGGCCCGGCAGGCTTCGTTCCTGACGATCCGTGCGAACCCGTGCGGGGAGGATCTGCTGCCCGTCCTGGACTTCACGGTGCCGGGGCGTACGGCGGCGGTGTGGCGGCTGGACGGGGTGTGGGTGGAGGTGTGGCACCCCGACCCGGCCCCGACGGCTCACGGGCCCGTACAGGCCGTGCTACGGCCGGTGTCTGTGCGGCGCCCGCTGGGTCGTCCTGGTGCCCGGCTCCCGTTCACCCGCCGCAGCCGCAAGGAGACCACCGCATGAGCCCGACCCGTATCCAGCGCCGCCGTACGGCCGGGTGGACGGCGCCCCTCGACGCTCAGGGCCGCAAGCCGGTCTACGTCGGACGTGGCAGTCAGTGGGGTAACCCCTGGGTCGTCATCAAGACGGACACCGGCACCGGGTGGGCCGTGAACTGGGCAGGCCACACGCAGCAGCAGCGACCTAAGGGACTGCGGGACTTCATTCTCGCCAACGACCAGCGTGACGCCCACACCCTGGCGGTCGAGTTGTTCGAGATCTACGTCAACCACCGCCCGCAACTGTGGGTGGCGGTCCCTAAGCAGCTCGCGGGTCGGGACCTCATGTGCTGGTGCGCCGAGTCACTGCCCTGCCACGCCGCAGTCCTGCTCGCCCTCGCCAACGAGGGGAGTAGCGAGTGACCGCACCCGTTCAGGTGGGCCCGTCGCAGTCCAGTGACGGGCCCCGCCCACACCCCGACACACTCACACCCCGACAACTCCAAGTCCTCCAACTCGCCGCCAACGGCCACTCCAACCGGCTCATCGCCCACCACCTCAACACCAGTGAAAACACCGTCAAAACCCAGATGGCCGAAGTCTTCAAACGGCTCCACGTCAACGACCGCGCCCAAGCCGTCGGTGTCGCCAGCCAGGCCGGGATCGTCACCGTCACCACCTACCGCGAACCCAGCAGCCCGGCCGGCGGGCAGCCCACGCTGGAGCAGATGTTCAACCTGATCGGCCGGGCCGAACGCAAAGGCGGCCTCGACTACAGCGAGGGCGACCGGCTGCGGGAAGGACTCCGCGGGCTGATCGCCGCTCACTTGGAGACGGAAGCGCTGCTGGACGAGGAACGCCGACAGTGCACCAACCTCCGCACGTCTAGGCAGCGGTGGAAGCAGCGCGCCTTGCAGGCCGGGACCGTGCCGGTGGATGCGGGTGGGGTGCGTCGGGTGACGGAGCTGGCGAAACGGTGGCTGCACATTCCTGCGAAGCGGGCCGCGGGCCAGCAGGTCCTTGCCGCGCTCTCCAGCGTTCCCGACAGCCCAGCCCCGCAAAGCCGGGCGTCCTGACACCGAACAACGCCCAGGAGGGCCCGTGCGAATACCCCCGCTCCTCGCCCAGAGCGTCCTCGTCGGCGTCATAGCCGTGGGTACTGCCTGGGGATGGCTGACTCTGATCGGCGCCCGTGTGTTGTCGCCGGGTGCGGTCATCGTCTGCACGATCGTCGCCGTCGCTCTCGCCATGGCTGTGGAGGCGGGATGGCGGGCTGTCCGCTACCACCGGCGCCGCCGCGCCCACGCCCGAACCGTTAAGACAAGGAAGGCACTCTGATGCTGTCGTTCGTCCTCTGGGGAATCGGTATAGCTGTCGTCGTATGCGGCCTGGCCTCGCTGTTTACCCGACGCCTTCCCTTGCACAAGATCAACGGCCTGATGTGCCTGGCTAACAGTGTCATCGCGCTAGGCGGTGTCGTGGACGGGAGTCCAGTGTCCGCATCCATGTCGGCTGGCTTCGCTGCGGTGAGCGGCTGGCTGTGGTGGAAGGGCGGGGGAGGCGATGACACGAAGCGGCGGCTCCGGACCTGGGCACGCCGCTTCCAGGGCGTCCGCCGTACCGCTCCGAGTGCCGCGTGAGTGCGGCTGGTGGGTCAGTGTCCCGGTGGGGTGAGGAGCAGCGCCAGGCCGCCCGCAGAGGCGTGTGGAGGCGTTTCCTCGCCGCCCTGGGGCTCAGCCCCGCCGCACGGCGCGCGGACGCCCACGCTGCCGCCTGTAACGCCGGGGCCGAGGGGGAGCGGCGCACCGCCGCCCTGCTCCAGCCGCTGGAGGCCGTGGGGTGGAAAGTGCTGCACGACCGGGCGATACCCGGCGCCCGCAGCGCCAACGCCGACCACGTCCTCGTCAGCCCCGGTGCCCGTGTGTTCCTGGTCGACTCGAAGCTGTGGTCCAGCCGGTACCTCGTCCACGCTGCGGGCGGCACGCTGTGGCATGGGGAGGCCGGTCACAAGCCGGCGAACCGCAGCAGGGACCTGCGGAGCGTCCTGTACGAGACGGATCTGATCGCCCGTGCTCTTGGGGTGCCGGTGCAGCCGGTCATCGCCGTGCACAACGCTCCGGTGGCCGGGTCCGGGTTCACGGTGCGGGAGGTGCCCGTCGTGCCTACCGACCGGCTGGTGGAGGTGCTGCGGGTGAACGACGGCCCGCCCGCCCGGCGGGAAGCTGCCGCCCTGGCCCGGCGCGCAACCGTAGTCCTCCCGTCGTACTGAGCGTGCTCTCGAGAGCCTGCCGTCCTGGCGTTCGTCCCAGGTGGCGGGCTCTTTTTTCACACCCATACAATCGGTCATGTGTTCGACGACCTGCCGGAGGATGTGCCCCGCCTCGAAACCCTGCGGACCTGGCACGCCATGTGGGTCACCCGGATCGACGCCAAGCTCACCCAGGCCCGCCAGCGAGAAGCCGAGCAGGCCCGCGCCGCAGCCGTACGGGAGGCAGAGCGGCCGGCGTGGCTGCTGGACTACGGGCTGAATCGTGACCGGCCGCCGGTCGGGGTGCATGTGGGGGACTGCCGGATGGCCGGGCAGCGGTCGAAGGGCATCGACGCCGACGTGGCCCGGCAGGCGTTGGCGGCGGGGGTGTCGGCGTGCACGGTGTGCCGTCCGGACACCGAGCTGGGGATGCTGGAGCAGTAGACCGGGCCGGAACGTACGTCCGCCCTGCCACGACGGGGGACGTGCGTGGCAGGGCGGAAGGCGAACACTGGCTAGCTAGGCCAGCGAAGGCCCGGTGCCGATCGGTGGGTGGCCGGGGCCACCCCCACCGGGTTGATCTCACGCCTACCTCCGGCAAGGAGGCCGGGATCAGCGCGCGTATCCAGTGTGGCATGCCGGTCTGACAACGCTCCTTGGGTTACGTGGTCTGCCGTAGGTAGTAGTTGGCGAGCATCTGCCGCAGGCCGGGTAGGTCGTACTCCGTGGTGAACCTGCCGCCGTCCGTGGCGGCCGGGACTCCACGGTTCGGTGAGCACAGGATCGGCTTGCGGCCGGCCGTGGACTTCACGCACTCGCCGTTCTCCACCACTCCGTCCTTGTCCAGGTCGGTGTTGGGGTGGTCCAAGCCGAGGATGTGCCCGAGTTCGTGGGTGACGGCGTCCTTGCGGCGGGCTTCGTTCGTGGTGACGTTCGTGGAGAACCACGTGCTGGACGTCCAGTACTCCGAGTCCATCAGGATGTGGCCGCCCCACGCGGAGCCGTCACCGGTGTTGTGGCAGGGCAGGGCCTGGCTCATGCCGCTCACGTTCATGGGCCGGTACAGGTAGTGGACGACGATGCGGTGCCGGGCCGGACAGGCGCTGGTGGGTGTGGTGTCGAGGCTGGTCGACACGGTGACGGGGACACCGACGCTGCCGGTGACCTGCGCGGCCGGCGCTGTCAGGTAGCTGGTGAGCTTGGTCCGGGCTGTGGTGTCGGCGAAGACGATCGTGTATGGGTCGGGCGAGAGGCTGAAGATGCCGCTGCCGGTCTCCGCTTTCCAGCCGGTGCCCTTGTAGACGGGTGTGGTGGTGGCGGCGCGGGTGTCGGTGGCGGAGGCGAGGAGCAGCGCGGCCGCGGTGAGGTCGGCTGCCGTGAGGGCGGTGAGGGTGCGGCGTATTCGTGCGGGTTTGGGCTGAGGCATGCCCTTCAGTGTGGGCACGAAACGCCGCCGTGTTCCCTCTGCTCAGATCGGCAGCCAGCCGCCGTTGCCATCACCACGGAGGACGACAGGGCAGCACTCGCAGATGCCAGTGCCATAGCCGGGCTTGTCCCGCAGTTCGGTGGTCTCGACGATGTTCGGGTGCGGGCACCAGTTCTCGAGGACGTGCCACACCAGTTGCCCGTCGGGAGTGATCGCGGTGCCCTTGTAGCCGGCATGGATGTAGAAGCCGAGGTGGGTGGGGATGGGCTGGCCGGTGCCGACGACTTGGAAGCTGCGCCGCATCGGGTCCATGCCGGCTGGGCGGGCCTGGTACCAGACGTCCACGACGTTGGGGCGGCGGATGGCGGTGTGGAGGATCTCGCCGGTGAGGTCGATGCCGTGGGGGCGGTCGTCGATGGGAAGTTCTATGCGGTGGATGATGGCCTGGGGCGGGGGCGTGGTCATGCCTCTACGGTGCCGCTGATCCGGCCGGTTGTTCCCTCCGCTGGATGCCGGCGCGCATGCCGCCAGGCAGCGCGCCAGGCTGGCTACCTCAGTTGGTCCAGGCGCCGTGGAGGGCGGACACGGTGAATCCTGGCCCGTACGCCACCACCAGTGCCTGCGCCCCGGCGGCGGGCGGGTCGTCGTGGGTGCGTTCCAGGACCCGGAGTACGGCTACCCCACCCAGGTTGCCTTCGGTGGTGAGGGTGTCCAGGGAGTGCCGTGCATCGTGCTCGGTCATGCCGAGCGCGGTCGCGGTGTCGAGGATGATCGGCCGGGAGCCGGGGTGGATGACGGGTGTGTCGACGGTGCGGCCGTCGAGCCAGTCGATGACGGCGGGCATCGCCTGCTTCGCGCCGCCGGAGGCTTGCTTCGTGGAGTCGAAGTGGAGGCCGGTGCTGTCGATGCGGCCGGCGTAGTAGTCCAGTGAGCCTGGCATGGCGTACTCGAACAAGCCGTCAGCGTCGACCTGGAGGCCGGGGCCGTGCGGGTCGGAGGACACGATGGTCGCGGCCGCGGAGTCCCCGAACAGGGCTTTGTAGATCATGTGCTCGATGCCGGTGTCGGCATGGTTGTAGGAGGTGGAGAGGACTTCGGCGGCGACGACGAGGACGTGGGAGCCGGGGTGCAGGAGGGCTTGCTCGGTGGCGCGGATGAGGGCGTGGGCTCCGCCGGCGCAGGCTGTGGTGGTGAGGGCGGTGCGGCGGATGGTCGGGCTGAGGCCGAGCCGGTGCACCAGGTGGACGTCCAGGTTGGGGACGGCCCAGCCGGTGGCGTGTGTGGTGATGAGCCCGGTGACGTCTGCGGGTTGGAGGCCCTGCTCGTCGAGGATGCGGCGGGCGGCCTGCTCGGCCATGGCCAGGCCGTCGGCGAACGCGCGGCGGACACGGTCGGCGATGGGGGCGGTGCCGGTGATGGTGTCCGCGGTGAGCGGCTGCGTGAAGTAGCGGGAGTCGACGCCGCAGTTGTCGATGACGCGGAGGATCGCGCCGAGCCGCGGATGGTCCGGGTGGTGGGCGCGGATGTCGTCGGCTATCTCCGCGGTCGTGACTTTGTGGGCGGCGAGGATGGTGACGGGCTGGCTGATACGGACGGGCATGGGTCCCCCCTTGGACACACGTGACCTGGTCCGGTCAAAGTACGGCAGATGGCTTGAACGTTTCCCTCTGCCGTACTGGCATGGTGCCCGACTGCCCGTCGAATCGGGGCATAGATGGGTGGACTGGCTGCTCAGGGGGCTTTCAGGAGCGGCGGCCGGTCCATGGGGGGCTGGGTGTCCGGCCGAAAAATGAGGATCATGAACCGGGCGCCGGGGGAGGCCATGGGCTGCGCCGCGCACATCGTCACCCAGCCATCGCCCTCCACGGCGTGCCGGATCGGCCGTTCATGCCCGTCCGGGTGAATCGACGCCCCACCCTTCTCGTACAGGGCTCTGGATGCCGGGTCGGCGCAGACGTCGGTTTCGATCCCGCGGAGGACCTGATCCTGGGGGCGTTGGGCGAGAGCCGCTTTGAGCTGGGGCATGACGAGCGGCGCCCACGCGCCTTCCCAGTCGATGAGTTGCTCCCTCCCAGAGACGAGCATCCACCGCATGGTGTTCGCTGGCGGCTCCCTGATGAACAGGTCCTCAAACGGCTGGTTGTGGGCGAGGACGGTCCAGGAGGCGTCGGTGACGTAGGCGGGGGCGACGACCCGGGTGACGGCGTCCTCCCAGGCCGCGGGTACGGCATAGCCGGTGGTGTCGTAGAGGGGTGTGGGCGGGTCCTCGCCGCGGGCGTACCGGCACAGCGCGGTCCACTCCTGCTCGTTGAGCTGGTAGAGGCAGGCGATGTCGCGGAGCAGGTCGACGGGCGGGTTCTTGTACCGGCCGGCTTCGAGCTTCTGGTAGGTGTTGCGGGCCCGGTTCAGGAGTTCGTCGACCTGGTCCTGGGCGAGGCCGAGGGAGCGGCGTCCCTGTCGTGCGGCGGGCCGGGTAAGGCCGAGGGATTCGGGTGCTATACCGTCGCGCCGTTCCTTGAGGAACTTTTTAAGTGCGTCCTTGTTCACTTTGCGGTATCCCCCCGATAGGCGAGTTGACTAAGAGTCAAGTGTAGGTAGTGAGCATAGGTTTACCCCTCAAAATCTTCCGTGGAAAACGGGTAGTTGTCCGGTGCATCATCGGTGTGCGCGGTCCTGGCCTGCCAGGTTGTTGGGGATCGTGTGCTGGCTCTTGTCTGGGGTTGTGGGTGCTGTGGCGGTGTTCGAATTACTGTCGGGGTGCTTCTCGGGTGGGGGTCTGCGGGTAAACCGGGTGGGTAACCGGTTTCGGTAGCCGTTTCCCTATGGGGAATCGCAGCGCGGCAATCGGACCGGCCCCCTACTGGTTGCTTCGCAACGTGTCTGACTGCGGCCGGTGTCCTCCCGCCCTACACCAGGGGCCCCGACACCGGCCGCCAGCACACCCGCGCCATCCCGGCCCGCCTGATGCCTTTCCGGCCTGCCTGCGCGTGCCGGGTAGTCTGCATGACGGTGCCCCCGCCTGTTTCCGTCAGGCGGGGGCACCGTGGTGTGTTGCCCTCAGATGAGCCTCTCGCCGCCCGATGCGATGAGGCGGAGGCGGAAGGGCTCCGGCTCTACGACCTTGCCGGGGAGCGGCCAGTCGTCCGCCCGCAGCCCGTACTTCTTGGGCGGCTCCCACCGCCTGTCATGCTTCCACTCGGCAGCCTCTCGGTAGAGCCGGGCCCACGCCTGCTCTTGCCCGTCGGTCATGAGGTAGGAGAGGTAGGCGTGCGGGTCCTCCTCGGTCGGCTCGTTCACTGCTCACGCCCGCCCGCGACAACCAGGGCGGCCATGAAGATCCAGCCCTTATGCCATGCCTGGTCCATCAGGTACCCGGCGTTCGGGTCTCGCTCTAGCCATTCTGCGTGCCCGGTGGCGGCGGCGAGGCGGACGATGCCGCGCGGCTGTTTGTCCTGCCAGTGGCCGCCCTGCCGGTCCGCGATGTAGTGCGTGACCGCGGACACGGCAAGCCCGAGGGCGGCCCGCCTCCACGACAGTCTTAATCCGGTGGCCCGGTGGATGGCGTACAGGGCGGCGGCCTGGGTGGCTGTGTAGGTGAGGACGTGCTCGGTGCAGGCGAGGGCGCCGTCACGGTTCGGTAGTCCCTTGGCGGCAGCCTGGGCGTCGACTTGAGTCCAATGGTCGCCGACTTCGTGGGCGGCGGTGAGGGCGGCGTAGGTGGCGGCGAACGCGGCAGCGGTCATGCCTTCTTCCCCTTCTTGCTGCTCTTGCCGGTCTTGTTGTTGGGGATGTAGTCGCCGGTGATGGTGACGTTGCTGACGTGCTGCCCGCCGTGGAGGACTCCGATGTTGATGTTGCGGGGGCTGTCGGTGTCACGGTTGGGGTGCTTGGCGGCCTCAGCCTTGGCCATGGCGACGATCTCGGCGATGGTCATGTCCTTGCTCATGGGGTTCTCCTTGGGTGTGTTGCTTCTACTGTCTCGGGGGTGGGGGGTTTCGTCTGGTCCGCAGGCCCACAACGGGCGTGACCGTGGTCACGTGTTGCTTTGGCTTGCTGTTCGAAGTCGGCAAGCCGGTCGATGTACGCCTGCACTTTGGCGAACGCCCATGCGAGGGCTTGGGGGGTCACAGTCGTAGTCGGCGGGGGTCATCGGAGTCCTTCCGGTCAGGGGCCGCCCCCGAGCACAAGGAGGCGGCCACAGGGGCGGGGTTAGGCGGTGGCTCCGCAGGTGCGACAGGCGAATCCGGGCGGCGGGCTGTCCATGCAGGCGTTGCAATTGGGCGTGGTGATGAGCTGCTGAACGGTGACGCCGAGGGCGGCGGCTAGGGAGACGACATCGTCAACGTAGACCGCTACGGGGGCGGCACCGGGTGCGGCGGCCTTCTCCATGCGGCAGATGGTGCTGAACCCGACTGACTTGCCTGTCTGTTCCGTGGTGCTGGCGAGCGTGCGCTGGGAGATGCCGCGCGTTCTGCGTAGTGCGGCAACGTTGGCGCCGACGGCCCGGGAGACGGCGAGGTTGTCGCTGCGGGGACCTTTCATAAGGTTTCCTATCTGTCGGAGCGCCGCGCGCTGGAGGTGTGGGTGGTCAGGCGGTGTAGCGGCGGACGGGGATGCCCGCCTTCTCGGCGAGGTCGGCGCAGTGTGTGGCGCCCCGGCTGCCGTCACGGATGAACGCCAGGCACAGGTCGGCACCGAGGCTGACCATGCGGGCGTTGCGGCGCGGGCCAGCCGCTCGGTCGAAGACACCGTTGGGTCGCCAGTCCGCAGCATGCCGCTCGATGGTGGCGCCGCACTGGCGAGCCCACAGATCGGCCATCGCGTCAGCACCACGCGGACAGTCACCGTGAACCACGACCAGCTCCCGGCCGGCGGGCACACCTTCGGCGGCTCGAGCGAGCGCCCGCTGGACGGCGCCCACATCGGTCCACGTGCGCGAGCCGGTGACGAGGACGCGGTAGGGGGTCATCGCGTCCCCTCGCTGACGCATCCGCAGCCGCAGGCCACGTCCGGCATGTCGTCGACCTGGTGCGGCCCGGTGGGGCAGTCGTCGGTCATGCACGGCCAGCAGCGGGTCGGGTGGGTGGTGACCGTGAGCGGCGTCTCCTCGCCGCCGTCTGCCGCAGGCTGGGACACGGCGGTCATCTCGTCGCCGCGCTTCAGCAGCACCTCCCTGTATTCGGGGTCGGCATCAGCGAGCTGCAGCAACGTCGGCACGCCAGTGCTGGGCGGCTCCACGCTGTAGGTGGTCGTCTCCCGGACGATCCGCCGCTGAACCGGGGTGTCGTCCGCCCACCGGGGGGCGCGCTCAGTCGCGGTGTCCCGCCGCTCGACAGCAGCCTCCCGGCACAGGAAGTGGCTCCCAGGCGCCCACTCGCCCGCATCGGGGTCATAGGTCTCGACACGCCACGACGCCTGCCGGGGCCGCGCCTCGGTGTCGGGCTGGGGTGCCTCGGCTCCGTTCAGCACGGCCCGGAGCGCGGCCAGCCCCTCGGGGGTGAGGCCGATGTCGACGGACCACACCTGGGTGTCCAGGTGCGTGATCTCCGGCAGGTGCAGGATCACACCACCATCAGTGTTGGAGGTGACAGTGGGCGCCTCCCCCGCCTCAGACTGCGGCATCGGTGTACCGGGGCAGCGGACGGGGTCCATGCCCGGCTGCACGACCCACAGGTGCGGGCCGTGGGTTGTGGCCAGGTTGCCGAGGCGATGCATCACGGCGGCGTTGCACGGCTGGCCAGGCGTGCAGGTGGGCGCCTCGGCGGCCAGACGGCGCAGCTGCTCGGCTACGTCCCGGCACGGACGGAACTTGTCCGGCTCCAGCACACCATCGGCCTTCAACTGTCGGGTCTCGGCGTCGATCGCCTCGGCTGCGTCGAGCAGGGTGGCGGCCCGGCCCGACTCGGGCAGCACCGCCAGGACCGCGTCGGCCACCATGTCGGCCTCGCCGCCAGACAGGATGATCGGTTCCCCACGCTCGGCCATAGCCAGCGCGTTCGGGCCCAGGCGCAGCGACACCGTGCGCGCAGCCGCAGCCACACGGTCTCGGAGGGGGGCGTGGTCCGGCGGCGGGGACACCAGCACAGGCGCGGCAGGCTCGTCCTGGTTCAGGATGCGCAGCAGCTCCACGGCTCGCGTCATACCGCGCCAGTAATCAGCGCTTTCCCCGGTGGACGCAGCATCCCGGTCCAACTCCAGGGCGAGGGCAGCAGCGAGAAGCGGCGGCCGGGCGGTCGGGTCGGTGTGGTTCACGTGGTCTCCAGTCGTAGGGTTTCGGCTGCCGGCTCGGCGGTGATAGCTCCACCGCCGAGCCGTGCGCGGGTCATGGGGTGCAGTCCCCGGGGCGCGACTACGCGGCGCCGTCGAAGTCGAAGAACAGCTGGTCCTGCGTGCGCTGGGGAAGCGGCACAACGTCCACCGGGCGGGCCGGGGTTGGCGGTGCGGGCCGTTCGAGGGCGGCGGCCACCTTCTCGAACTGGGCGGTGGCTTCCTTCAGGCTGGCGATGATCTCGGCAGCGATAGCGGCCGGGTCCTCGAACTCTGACTCCGTGGCCGGCGGCGTCTTGCGGGTGGGCCAGGTGGTGGGCTGCGCATCGGCCGGCCGGGTGGCGGGAATGGTGACGATGACGGTGGGCACGTCGGTGCCGGACTCCCGGAACGCGCCCTTGCCGACCGCCTCGACCGTGCCGCCTCGGGCTTCGACGAGCGTCCGGAACTTCGCGGTGGCGCGGGACTCGGTGGTCACTGTCCATGACATGACCGACACCAGCAGCCCGTCGGGCTTGAGGAACCTGAGCGCGTGCTCGACGTGCTGCATGTCGGCGCCCTTGGTGAAGGGCGGGTTCATCACCACCCGGTCGTAGGCAGCTTCGGCGGGCACGGTGAGGAAGTCGGCGGCGTGCACCTGGTGTCCGGCGTCGGCGAGGACGGCGGCGTAGCCAGGGTCGCGCTCGATGCAGTCCACGGTTGCGCCTGCCTCGGTCACGGCACCGGCTATGGCGCCCGAGCCGGCGGACGGCTCCAGCACCCGCACGCCCGGCGTGAGCTTGGCGAGGTCGATGAGCCGCTGGACGACGGGCTTCGGGGTGGGGAAGTACTGGGCGGACTGCCGCTTCTCCCGCAGGGTGACGACGCTGCCGGTGGCGTACACGGGGGCCAGGGCGGTGTCGGCGTCGGTGGGGAACAGGTGGGCGCCCTCGCTGGAGGTCCATCGGCCGCCGACGGCTTCAAGGATCTCGTTGATCTGCTGGTAGGTGCGCGGGTCCAGGCGGGGGCCGGTGAGGGTGAGCCGGTTGCCGTCGGTGTGGGCGCGGTCCTTCAGTGTGGCGAGGAGCGCGGGCGGGATCTTCACGGTTTCCTCCGGGTGTGTTGGGGTGGGGTGCGGGCGCGGAACCGCAGGTCAGGCGGCGGGGCGGGCGGGGCGTTCGTCGGTCCACTGGCCGCCGGGGGTGTCGCGGCGGAGGAGGGCTTCGGGAACGCGCCAGCCGTTGCCTTCTCGGGCTAGCAGGTCGGCGGAGAGCTGATCCCGGTACTGCTCGCTACCGCAGGTGATCACTTGGCCGTCGGTGCAGCGGATGCCGAACAGGCAGGCGTCCTCGCGGCGCTGGCGCTCCTCGTCGACGTGGGCGTTGTGGAGGTCGCAAGCGCGCTCCGGGCCGACCTGCTGGTACCAGGCGTCGATCTTCGGCTCGTGCTCCAGGTAGAAGGCGCGCAGCTTGCCGAAGTCGTTGGCGATGGCCTGGAGTTCGGGGCTTTCGAACTTGGGGCTGTACTCCTCGGCGGCGTAGGTGAAGCCTTCGTTCTCGACCTTGGAGACGAAGCCTTCGAACTCCAGGAAGTCGTAGTCGGACCAGTCGGTGGGGTTGGCGATGTCGGTCACGTGTCTGCCTTTCGGGTCTGTGCGCCTGTGTGGGGCGTGTTCACGGGGTGGGGTGGTGTCTGGGTCGGGGGTGGGGCTGTGCGGGCGTCTGCGGGTCGGTCAGGCTGACCAGAGGGTGGGCTGGTGGACGTAGAGCGGTATCTCGGTCTGGCCGGGCACGGTGTCGGGTGCGGGTGGCAGGCGCACGGGTGCTGGCCGGCGTCGGGTGATGCCTTGGCGGCGGGCGCAGACGGGCCCGAATCCGGTCGGGGACGGGCGGGACAGACGACGACCACACCCACGGCAGCGAGTCACAACGAGGGCAGGTAGTGGACCGGCAGGGCCTCGGGGTCGCGGTCAGCCCACTGCATGAGCCAGGCACACTCGGCGCCCTCGGGCTCCCACTCGAAAACGACCTCCTTCAACTTCAGCTCGACCAGTTCCTTGCCGATGGCGGTCTCGTCGAGGTCGTGTCGCTCGCGGAGGTAGGTGGCGACCGCGGCGACGGCCTTGATGCGGTCTCCGGTGATCGCGGCGATGTCACCGTCTTCGAACTCGAGGACGATGACGCCGTCGTACTCCCAGTCCATGGCGGGATGCCGTGTGCTGGGCTGGAAGCGGCCCATGGGCAGGTCGGGGATCGGGCCGACCTCGTTGAGGTAGCGGAGGCCGTCGTGGTCGGCGGGGATTGCGATGCTGGACCGGTGGCCGTCGAGGCGGACGAGGGTGAGCAGGACCCCGTTGGTGGTGGTCTCGGTTCGGGTGATGACACCGGGGTGTGTTTTGGGGTTGTTGGTGTAGTTGAGGGTGACGCGGCGGCCTTCGATGGCTTGGGTGGTGGGAGGTGTGGCGGTCATGTACGTCTCCGCGGTGTCGGGTCGTGGCGGGCTAGGCGGCGGGTTCGCGTAGGGCGGCGAGGAGCCGTTCCCGGTTGGCGCGCTGCTGGGCGGGGGAGAGCGGGGTGCGGCCGGTGGCGGGCTTCCAGTCCTTGACCCGGCCGGTCGGCAGGGCTTCGGCGTACAGCCGCTCGAGGGCGGTGGTGTCGCGGCGGGTGGGGGCGTTGGGGCGCTGGAGGCGGCGGCGTGCGGCGCCTATGGCCTGTCCGGAGAGTCCGGTGCGTTCACGGATCTCGGCGTTGTTGAAGCCTTGGTAGATGAGTTCGGCGACGTCGGCGCGGACCTTCATGGGTGGCCTCCCGGTGTGGGTGGGGGCGTTGGCTTTGATCGTGCCGTGGGGGTGTGGGTTTGTTCCCTCCGCCTGATTGCGGGTGGCCGCAGGTGGGGTTGGGTGGTGGGGGAGGGACTGCAACCATACCGCTCTAAGCATGGGGCCACAATGCCCATGCGGGGATGAGTGGGCAGGAACCCTCACCGCCCAACCACCAACACCCACCAGACAGGCCCTCACACCAGGCCAGTGAGACTCCAGACCACCAAAGTGCCGCCCTGCCCGACCCGCACACCCGTGCGCCCCACCACGCCCACTCCCACACCCCCGGCAGGCGACGCACCGTCAACCCATGGCAGACACACGCGAACGATGCCCCGGACGCGGAGACGGCACCGACTGCCCCAACGCCGAGGACGAGGTCCTCATCGACGGCGTCCGCTGCGAAGAATGCCTCCACTACTTCGAGCTGGACGCCACCGCACCCGAACGCCGGCTGCTCACAGACGACGCACTCACCCGGCCCATCGGAGACCCACGCGAAGCCGGACCAGGCACCGCGGCGTAGAGCGTGCGGGCCAGCCCGATCGCTCCGTGCCGTTCCTACTGGCCATTCCTGTCGTGGATGCCGAGGGCGAGACGCGGACCTGGGTAGCGGTCGTTGGCGACGCTCATGCGCTGGATCTGGAAGTCGACAGGGAGGCCGGTGCGCTGGCGGGCGAGTTCGGACAGGGCCGCGCACAGTAGGCCCCACCGGCCGTCAGGCTGTTCCGGATCAACGGCCGGGAACAGAGTGTCGAACTCCTCGTCGGGGAGGATGAGGCGGACGTCTACGTCGCGCCACTGCTTGCCGACGGCTGCAGTGCCGACGAGGTACGGGAGGTGCCCGAACGCGGCGTCGATCTCCCGGCCGAACGCTTCGAGGTGGAGGGCAGCCGGCATGCCGACGCCCACCATGGGGCGGCTGGTCATGGTTCGATCACCGGCCGCAGGTTGAAGGTTCCGTCTGTGGCGAAGATTGCCTTGATGTCTGCGGTGGTCATGTCGTTGAGGCTTGTCCAGCAGGAGCAGAGGGCCGTAGCGGAGCAGGTCGCTCCGCAGTCTTCGCACGTCCAGGGCGGGCAGTCGCCGCAGTGCTCGGATGGGAAAAGGTCGGTGGGAGTGCCGTCAGGTTCGGGCTTCGTAGCGCCGCAGCCCTTGCAAGCGAGGATCGGTGGGGTCATGTCCTCAGGGTCCCGCTGTTTCCGCCGGTCGTTCCCTAGGCGATGGGGGACCATGGCCTCGAGGACATGACGGTACGAAGTGGGGGACTGTCGGGTGGACTTCGTCTTCGTGTGCGGCTGGTGCGGGGAAGAGTGTGCCGTCTGGTGCGAGCCGGTGATGTCCTGGTGGACACAGAAGTATCAGGCGCCGGACACGTTCACCTGCTGGTTCTGTGGTGGGGAAAGCACCAGCCCCGCACCGCCGTGGACGCCGGCCGACTGAACTGTGCCTCGAACAAACGAAGGACCCCGGCTGCCGAGGGGGACGGCGGCCGGGGCCGGATCGGGGGGTGTGGGGGTCAGTGCTGCGGCGTGATGATGCTGGACGGAACGGTGCGGGTGTCACCCGCCTTCAAGTACAGGCCGCTGTCCTGGACGCGTACGACGGCGTGGGTGCCGTCGTCGGTGAGGACGGTGACGGGGAGAGTGCGGCCGATGCCGCCTCGCTGCACTGCGTCGGTCTCGTGGATGCGGCCGGTGCTCATGGCGGGTTCCTTTCGGCTAGCGGAGTTGCCGGATGGTTGCGAGGAGGGCGAGTGCTTCGGTGACGGTGGTGAAGGCTGGCGGGTGGATCAGACCCACTGAAGGTCATCGACAGCCGCGTAGTCGGCATGGCACAGGATCAGGAGTTGCTTCGCAGTCAGGCCCTTCTTGACGGCGCCTTCCCACACGAGCTGCGGGGAGACGGCGCCGGCGAGGATCTGGACGACGTCCTGGCACAGTCCGGCCATGAGGGCATCGCCGGGGGCGTGAGTGGCGCCCTTGGCGCGGCACGTCTTGAGGGCGGCAGCATAGGCGCCAGTGGGGGCGGGCCGCGCGATCTGAGGCTCCGGTGTGGCGGCTTGCGGCGAGGATGCGGTCGAGACGGTGGCGGGGGTCTCGGGGAACTCGTAGACGGTGCCTTGATCGGCCGTGGTGGCGATGACGACGTGTAGGGGGATGCCATCACGGTCGGTGGTGTCGTACTCGTGGATGGTGGCGCCACGGCGGAAGTGCTTGACGACGGCGTCTCCGGCCTCGTCTGCTTCGAGTCGCTGGGTCGGGGCTTGGTTCTTGATGTCGTAGGCGAGGCACGGGATTTCCGTGGCCTGCGTCTGTTCGTGAACCGTGGTGTGCATTTCCGACTCCCCTTCCGGCGGGACCTGCAACACTGACCATACCCGTGTAGGCATGGGGCCGCAATGCTTACGACGGGGTGAGTTGCAGACCGGCACCCCCAGACCGGAGTGCAGGGGCGCCGCGAGGGCGGTCAGGTCTGCGTCATGTCCACGAAGCGCGAGTAGTGGAGCTGCGCAGCCACGGTGACACAGGCAGTGGGCCCGAACCTGTTCTTCTCGACCACCAGGTCGACTTCGCCGGCCCGCGCTGACTCCGGCTCGTCCGCGTCCGGCCGCTCGACCTTGATGACAACCGAGGCATCGTTCTTGATCGCCCGAGACTCGCGCATCAAGCCGTCGTCGTTGAGCTGCGACAGGGCGATGACGTGGCAGCCCAGCTCCACCGACAGGTTCTTCAGACCGCGGGACACGGACGCCACGGCCTGCTCGCGGGTGATGCTGCGGGACTGCTCGACCTCGACGAGCTGGAGGTAGTCCACGACGAGGAGTTCCAGGCCGCCGTCGCGGGCGCAGGCCCGTGCCGCTGAAGCGATGTCGCCAAGGGACGCGCCGTCGGGCCGGTAGACCCGCAACGGCAGCGTCTGGAACAGCTCCGGACCAAGACGCCTCACCGTCTCCCAGCCCTCGGCTGTAAGCCCGCCCTGGTGCGTCAGGTGGTGCAGGGCGATCTTCCCCTCCGCGGCGGCGATCTTCTGCATGAGTTCGGTGCTGCTCATTTCCAGCGAGGAGAACATCACCCGCGCGCCTGTCTTTGCGGCGGCGACCGCGGCGTTCAGGGCGAACGTGGACTTGCCCACGCCGGACTGTGCCGCCACCACGCTCACGTTGCCCGGCCGCATGCCCGAGGTCAGGGTGTCCAGGTCCTCGAAGCCGTAGGGCAGGCCGATCTGCTGCCCGTTCTGGATGTCCTCGAGGTCAGACACGAAGTCGAGGTAGAGGTCACCGACGGTGGGGGGCGCCTCGTGCAGTCCGGAGATGCCCGAGATGATTTCGGTGAGCTGCCGCTCGACCAGGTCCCGGACTTCGTTCTCGTCGCCTTCCTCGCTGTACGCGTACTCCAGGACGCGCTGCGCCGCGTCGATGACCGCCCGCCGGTACGCCTTGGCCCGGACGATCTCGGCGTAGTACGGGCCGTTGGCGACCGTCGGAGCGGCCTGCACGCAGGCATGCAGGTAGGCACGCCCGCCGGCACGGGTGATCTCGCCGCGTTCGGTGAGCTTGTCGGCGACCGTGACCGGGTCCACGGCCTCGCCGGCCTGGTGGAGGTCACAGATCGCGCGGTGGATGGTCTGGTGCGCGGGCCGGTAGTACTCCTCGGCAACGAGACCGGTCTCGAGGACCTCGGCAAAGTACCGGGACGACGCGCTGCCGGGGCTCCCGGACAGCAGCAGGGACCCGAGGACGGACTGCTCGGCGTCCAGGTCTCGCGGGGGCGTACGGCTCCATCCGTCGGGCTTGGCGTCCCACGGTTCGGTGTCATCGGCAGGGTCGTGTTGCTGTGCGGGGATGCTGGGGGACACTGGAGGTCTCCTGTTCGGTCAAAGAGGCAGGGGTAACGCGGGCCGCTCCCCGGCATGGGAGCGGCCCGCACTGTGCTGTCAGACGGGCACAGCCATGGCGCAGATGACACAGCTGACCCGGTAGCGGCTGGGATGCTCCGGGCAGCGCTCACGGCCGTCAGAGCCCGGCTCAGCGCCCTTCCGGGCCCGCACGCGGTCGTAGAGCCTCAGGTCTTCGATCCATCCGGGAAGACACTTCACCCAGGACCGTGCGCCACCGGTGTTGCGGAAGATCTCCGCCTCGAGCTTGGAGCGCGCCTCATCATCCAAGTCGGCCAGCGCCGGCCACCCCTGAGTGCGCATCACCCGCAGCAGCCGCGGCGCGCACTTCCGGGCGGTCGCAGCTCCTGCTTGCCAGCGCTTCATCTGCTGCAGGAAGACCTCGGCTTGCCGGATCTCTTCTGGGAGGAACTCCGGCCCCTCCTCCGTCTGTGGCGGATGGGGCCGCGAGACCGTAGTGAGGGGGTAGGGGGAGGAGGTATCCACCTCCTCCGGGGGGTGTGGGGGGTGAACGCCGAAACCGGCGATTTCCCGATCCCGGCTCTGACCTGCATCAACGTGCGAATCGGCCGATCGGGATTTCCCGAAGTCGGGGATTCCCCGATTCCGGCTCTGACCTTGCGAAACAGGGGGTTCCCCGACTTCCCTCGGGCCCTGCTCATGCGAAACCGGGTTTTCCCCTACTTCGCCACTGACCTGTGACAACGCGGCAGTGCCTGCCGTGACGTACCCAGGGTTGTTCGCCGGGTTCCGGTACGCCCAGTACCGCCACTGAGGGCGCTTCGAGGACTGGTCGTACACCGACTTGCGGTGCAGGTGGCCAGCAGCCATCAGTCGCTTCGAGATCACTTCGAACCGGTCGACGCTCATCTTCCAGCCGAGTGCGCGCATTCCGGCCGCAAGTTCCTTGCCGGCAGTCAACTGGCCGGGAGGGAGGAGAAGCAGATGGATGAGTACACCCAGGTCCTCTGGCTGAAGTCCGTGGGTCTCAGCAATGCCGCGACCAACGATGACCTCCTCAGGAGCCTCGTCGCCACGCCCAAAAGCAGCACCGCTGAACTGATCGCTCATGCTTCCCCCAGCGTCCGAGTGGCCGGGGGAGTGCTTGCTACACCAACAACCTTGGGTACCCTCACTGCGAGGACCCTTTCGCTAGGTGGGACTCGGAGAACCAGCGGGGTGCAACCCGCTGTGACTTACTAGGACGGCCGGCTAGGGGTTGCTGCGACCCTGATGACCCGGCCGTTCTGCGTTTCCGGGCTGAGGCTGCTATCTCAGGAACCGGTAACGCGGTCATTCTTCCGCCTTCGTCCGCATGTGTTGCCCCTCGTTCGGACCTCGGCCGCCGCGCGTCGGCCCTGATGCGAAGTACCTCATGAACGCCTTCGTCTCCATGGTTCGGGCGTTGCCGACCTTCACGTACGGACGCTGGCTGGCTTTGTCGCCGAACGGCCAGTCCTTCGCGGTGCGGGCGATGTACCTGAGGCCATCGGGGGTGATGCTCTCGACCAAGCCCTTGTCGATCAGGAGTTGTGCGCCTGTCGTGAAGGTGACAAAAGGGGGTTCGTTGCGTGTCATCGGGCATCACCGAAGACCGTGAACTTCGATGTTCTCGGAGTTGTCGCTAGGGTGGGCAACGTATGGATCCTTCCTTAAGCAGGGGGTTCTGTGCGGGGCCGCTTTGTCTTCGCAGGGCAGCGGCTCAGGACGGTCGGCCGGTCTAGACCACCGGTCGGCCGTTCGTAAATTCAGGCGGATCCTCCCTCGTCGTCACGGATCTCCAGCGAGATCGAACTGCGCAGTGGCGCCGTGGTCACGGTTGCGTAGGCGACCTGCCCATCACCCCTGATCCCGCGAGACACGATCCGCAAGCAGGGCGTTCCTTCGGGCAGAGTCAGCGCTACTGCAGCGGCGCCTGACACCGGCGACGTGCAGATGTCGTAGACGACACGCTCCACCCCCATGCCGAGCCACTTGGCAATGCTCATACCGTCAGGCGGGATGACATCGCCCGGACTCATCATCGGCGGAAGTCCCGTCCAGCCCTGCGGAGTCAGCGTGGCTGCCTCGACGGTCACCAGGGTCCGCTTGTGCTGCATCGGGGCGCCGTCCGCAGCGAATCGCGTGCGCGCTCGCTCAACAACCTCCGTCCCGGCCGGGATACCAGTGTCGACATCGGCGTCCGTAGAGATGGTCTGACTGACCTGAGTCGGTCCCTCCTTAGCGCCTTCGCCAGCGTCCCTCGCCCAGGCGGTCATTCCTGTCGGCACCGTGCGGTTGGCGGACCGGTACGTGCCCAGCTTGATGTGCCCGCGCCGACCCGTGATGACCTTCGTACCGGCGCCGCGCTGCACCTGCACCATGCCCATGCCGGCCATGACCGCGAGCGCCGAGGCCACCGTCTGCTGGCTGGTGCCGTACTCGTCAGCCAGCTTCCTGGTGGACGGCAAGCTGTCGCCGTACTTGTAGATGCCTGAGTCGATCGCGTCGGTGAGCGCCTTGATGATCTCTGCCTGAGGCATCGCATCCTTCCTCTCTGATGTTCCGTCAAGTAGAGCCTATCTCATTTGCAAGTTACTTGACACGTCCAAGAGGTACCTAATAACGTGTCAGTTGTCGGAGATGACGGCGGCTCAGGAAGCCGAAGAGGCCCAGGTGTCCTACCACCCAGGCCTCTCGGGGGCCCCGAAGGACCCGGCAGATCGCTACCAGCCTCAACCAGGAGCGACCCATGGAAAACCGTAGCGGACTCGCGGCCACCAGCCGCACCGACACCAACCCGGCCGACGAGGCCCTGCGCCGGGTCACCGCGCAGCAGATCGGCCCGCGCAGGCCGGGCACGGTGTACGACAACGCGACCGGCCTGTTCCAGGTCATCGCCGTCGTCACCGACCCCTCCGAAGCCCGCCGCATCCTCCGCCGCAACGCCGCCCGGTTCGCGGTCCTCGTCCAGGACCTGCACACCAACGCCACCCACTACACCGGCGCCACCTGGACCGGCAGTGACCGCGTCCTCAAGACGGTGAACGTGTGATGGCCCGCGACCTGACCGCCGTCGTGAACACGGTCGGCTACCACCTCACCGACATCGTCCGCGCCTGGGCTGCCCGCAAGAACCGGATGCAGGAGCAGCCGGTCATCCGGGTCACGTTCACCCGCCTGGACGGCAACGAGCGGCTCGGGCACGTCGACTTGGGTCTGGCTGGGCTGCGTGCCCTGCGGGACCTGGTCCGCAACGACACCGCCCCCGCCCCCGTCGCGCCCGCCGGCCGTCCGGCTCTGCACGTGGTCGGAGGTGACCGGTGATGGACCAGCCCCAGTTCGAGGAGATCCCGTCGGGGGAGTGGTCGGCCGCCGCGGTCGCGCAGAACGACCCAGAGCTGTACGCCGACCTGGTCGACCTGCTGGACAGCGTCGACCCCGAGCCCCTGCTCCACGCCGAGATCGACGCCATGTACGCGGGCATCGACCCGCTCTCCTACCTGGACGACGTCCTTACCGCCGTCGACCCGGAAGGCGCGGCCGCCGCCTACGAGCAGATGGTCACCGGCGAGTGGGACGGGGACCTCTGATGGCCGCCACCGACCGCCTCGACGGCACCGAGCTCGGGGACTGCCTCGCCGACCTCACCACCGGCAGCAACATCCACCCCGGCGTCCGCACCATCGCCGCCGGCATCCGCACCATCGCCGAAGACCCCACCCTCACCCCCACCGACGTCCAACTCCTCCTCGCCCAGCTCGCGGCCAGCCCCGACGCCTGCGACACCGTCGGAGCCATCGCCGCCCTCATCGAACACCTCACCACCGCCACCCAGCCCGCCCTCAACCCGCTGCCCGCCCCTCTTAGGAAGGACATCCAGCACCAGGGCGAACTCGCCGCATGGCAGCTCCGCGACCCCGACCTCCGCACCCACCCCGCCACCGCCTGCGCCGCCCTCGACACCCCGGCCGCCAACTCCGGCCAGTGCTCCGTCTGTGGCGGCACGTTCCCCGACTGGAACGGCGGCGTGTGCGACGCCTGCAGGAACCAGTAACCCACCAGCCGCTGCCGCGCGGTCGCCCCCCAGTCCGCGCGGCAGCACCCCACCCGCCCAACCGAAAGGACACACCCGGCATGAGCGCCCTCCCGGCCCTCCTCACCCCCTACACCGACGACATCGCCACCGCCGCCGGCACCCGCCCGGCCGCGTCCAGCGCCGAGTTCGTCACCCAGCTCGGCCACGCCGCCGACAACCTCGACCAGGCCGGGATCACGGGCGCCGACAGCCTCAACACCGCCGCCACCCTCATCGCCGAAGCCGGCGACGACACCCACAACGACCACACCGCACTCCTCCAGCGGGCAGCCCGCCACCTGAACGAGGTGCCGTACATGGTCGACGAGTACCGCCTCATGGTCTGACCCCCGACCCCCTCCGCCCCCCCCTGCCGAACAGGACCTCGATGAACCGACAGCAGCTCCTCATCTGGGCCATCGCCCTCCTCGCCGTCAGCCACCCCATCTACTCCGCCATCCGCCACCACATGCCCGTCCTCGACATCGCCGCCATCACCCTCCTCTCCCTGTACGCCGCCAAGGCCGGCGCCGAACACGTCGTCACCACCTGGCACCGCACCCAGAACAGGAGCACCAACCGATGAACCGACCGATGACCGGACCCGAGTTCGCCGCCGCCCACGGCAACGACTCCAGCACCTGGACCACCGCCGACTTCGAGGCCGAGCAGAACCTCGCCGAGATCGACGCCCACACCACCCCGCCCACCACCGACAACCACGACCTCGCCGCCTGAACCCCCGAAAGGACACCGATCCCCGTGATGGACACCCCCGAACTCATCCGCCGCGCCGAGAGGGCCCTCGACGGCAAGCACCCCAAGCACGACTTCCCCATCCCCGACGCCCCCCAGGCCGCCATGCCCTACCTGCTGATGGCCCTCGTCAAGGAACAGCGCGCCACCAACTGGCACCTCACTGGCATCGCCGACAGCCTCTCCCGGATCGCCAAGGCCCTGGAACAGCAGCCCGAACCCGCCCAGGCGCCCCAGACCGAGCCACAGCCGAAGCGTCGCCTCTGGCTCCCCAACCGGCGCAACACCTGACCCCACCCCCTGAACCCCCGAAAGGACACCGAACCCCATGACCACCGTCCAGGCCACCAAGAAGCGGCTCAGCCCGCTCCTCTACCCGGCAGGACTCCTGTCCCTGGCCTCCCTGGCCTGGACCACCTGGAGCCTCGTCGACCTCCTCGGCACCGGACCCATCGGCGTCACCGTCGCCGCCGGCGCCGACATCATCTGGGGCAGCGTCATCATCGCCGAAGCCCGCGGCCTCCGAATCGCCGGCCGCACCTGGATCGTCCCCACCCTCGGCTGGGCCACCCTCCTCATCGTCGCCACCTTCCTCGCCATGCACGGCATGGCCCGCGAATCCCTCGCCATGGCCGCCGCCGGCCCCTTCCTCCCCCTCGGCGCCAAAGCCGTCTGGGCCCTCGCCCTCGCCGACATGCGCGACCCCGCCGCACTCACCCACGACGAACTCCACACCCTCGCCGCCATGGAACGCGGCATGGTCTTCGAAGAGGCGCAGCACCGCATCGAGATGAGGCGCCGCACGATGCACGCCGACCTCGTGATGCGCGAAGTGTCCACCGACTTCGACATCGAAGTGATGCGGCAGGACCGCGCCCGCGAGCTGCACCGGATGCGGCCCCTGGCCCTGACCGCCGCACCCGAACTCCCGGCCCGCAACGATGCGGCCGGTGAAACCGCTGATGAGCAGCGTGATGCGCCCCTGTCGCGCGTGACACCCGCCCCCACCGGCGCGCCGCGCATCACCCGCGATGCGGCACCGCAGCACCTCGGTGAGGCGCTGCGCAGCGAGGGCCTGTCGAAGGCCGCCGCAGTGCGCATCGTCCGTGACGCGGAGCCGACCGCATCAGCGCCGCAGATCGTGGAGCGCCTCGCGCATCACGGCATCGAAGCGGACGCCGCATACGTGCGCACCGTCCTGTCCCGCATCAGCAAGCAGCGCGCCACCACCGACGGCGGCTACCTCTAAACACGAAGGAGACCAGAACGATGGACATCGAAGCCCTGATGACGCAGAAGGGCATGCGGGACTTCACCGACGAGCAGCGGCAGACGTTCACCACCGACGCCACCCAGCTCCGTCAGCTCGCCCAGATCATCCAGGCCCGCCTCGCCCACACCCAGATCGACGGCGACCGCACCGGCTCCGCTGGCCGCCGCGCCCGCAAGGTCGCCCGCCGCCTCACCAAGGTCGCCCGCCTCGTCGAGAAGGCGGCCGCCGAAACCGAAGCCGTCAACGCCGTCTACCTGCGGGAAGTCGTCGAACTCCCCGCCCGCAGGGCCCGCGAACTCGAGAAGAAGAACGACCGCAGGCAGCGCCTCGGGATTGCCGCGGCCAGCGTCCACGACAAGGTCGGCAAGTCCCTCACCACCAGCACGAACACCCTCACCGGCGTGCAGCCGACCATGCCGGCCCAGCCCCCGACGGTCGGGCAGCCGGCCGTGCAGTACGTGAACCCGCAGCCGTTCCAGTTCCCCGGCCAGCCCAGCAGTACGGCCGCCCCGGTCCCGCACATCGGTGACTTCTTCGGCCAGCAGGAGGCGCTGTGAACGCCGCGCAGAAGGCCGAGCAGGCCCGCCGCGCCAACCAGGCCGAGCACTACAACGCGGCGCAGGCGAGGGCCGCCGCGGCCGGGCCGATGCACCTCGTCACGTTCTGGACGAACGTGTGCCGCAAGCTCGCCAAGGACGCTCTCGAGAGCGGTGACCCGAAGGTCGCCAACGGGCTTGCGGCACACCTCAACGACTTCTACCGCGCTCACAGCCAGTGACGGAATTCATCATCATCACCCGCCGGAAACGAGGGTGACGAGCCGTCCAATGCGCACGCGCAACGCGCACGCGCGAGGATCGCCCACCGACTACAGCCTGTCAACCCCTGAAAGGAGGCGACATGACCGACGACAACGTGATCAGCTTCCCGCGGATCGGGTTCACCCTCACCCCCGGCAACACCCCCGACGGGCCCGCCACCACGGCCACGGACACCCCCACCCCTGCCTCCCTCACCACCCCCGCCGGGAGCCGGCGCAGCCCCCTCGACCTCCTCACCGCACTGCCCTCCCCGGCCCTCCTGCAGCCCGCCATCCCCACCCCCGACCTGGCCGGCGACACCGTCCCCGCGACGTTCCGCAGCGACGGCTACACCCCCCACGACGACGACCTGATCGGCCCCCGGCTCGGCGCCCTGTCGCTCGCCGCGATCCTCGCCGTCGCCGTCGCCGCGCTCCGCGGTGCGCACACCGTCGGCGCCTCCTGGTGGGACCGCCGGCAGGCCCGCCTCACCGAAGCCGACCCGATCCGCGAGGCCCGGCTCAAGCACCAGCTCGCCATGCAGGGCATCCAGGACAAGGCCGCCCAGCAGCGCGCCAAGCAGATCCCGTCGAGCCAGGAGTACGGCCGTAAGACCCTGAACCGGTCCAAGTCCGGAGGGTCCGGCAGTGGGGGAGCGGGCGGCGGTCAGGGCGGCAAGAAGCCGTCCACCGGCAACACCTCAGGCCCCCGCAGTACCAGGCCCGCCGGGGGCAAGACCCGTCCCGCGGACCGTAAGCCCACCCCCACCCGCACTCCCAAGACGCCCAAGCCGGGCAGCACCACCCCCCGGAAGAACAACGGCAGCGGCGCCAAGCAGCCCGCACACCCCAAGGCGCCGCACCGCAAGCACCAGGGCGCCGCCAACACCCTGAACAAGCACAAGCCCCGCCCCACCAACGACCACGCAGGCGGCAAGCACACCCCCCACAAGCCCGGCAGCAAGAACAAGAAGCACCGCCCCGGCCACGCCGACTCCGTCGGCGCCGCAGTGCACAAGAACGCCGCCCGCCGGCTCAAGAAGCGCCGCAAGAACACCAGCGACAAGCCCCCCGTCTGGACCGACCCCAAGAACGCCAACACCAGCTCGAAGAAGCGCAAGAACCGCAAGGACGCACCCCCGGCCAAGCACACCGACAAGAAGACCAAGCCCACCGAACGGGACCAGGAGATGTGGAGGAAGCTCAAGCAGGCCGCCGCCCGCCGCTGGAAGCAGCGCACCCACCGCCCACCCCACGCCACGCACGGCCCGGCACCCAAGCCCAAGACCCCCCGCAACACCAGCACAGGCGGCGGCACCGGCCCGAAGGCGCGCCGCGACAACACCCGCGGCCCCCACAACCGGAGCAAGCACAACAGCAACTGGTGGACGAACACCCGCGCCCGCGCCTGGAAGTACGCCCAAACCCACCGCCCCACCGGAACCACCGGACCGACTACAGGACCCACCGGAACCTCCGGAACCTCCGGAACCTCCGGAAGCCGGCGCAGCCCCTTCGAGAACGCCGCCCACACCGAAGGCACCACCTGGACCGTCGTCAGCGAACACGTCCCCGGCAGCAGCAGGCGTCAGCAGACCGCGGCCGCCGTCACCACCGGCATCACCGCCCTCCCGGCCGCCCCCACCCCGCACACCCCGCGCCCCGGAACCAGCCGCCCCCAGGAGCCCAGCCCCATGCCCCCCAGCACCACCGGCCCGGACCCCCGCATCGTCAAAGCCCGCCACCAAGCCGCCCGCACCGCCAGCCAGGCCGTCGCCCACGGCATGGACGCCCAGCACGCCACCGAGATCACCCTCGACGACGCCTGCGACGGCCTCGACCAACTCACCACCGACGCGTTCGCCACCCACGACGAATCCCAGCGCCTCGCCACCAAAGCCCGCAGCCTCCGCGACACCTGCCTGACGTTCGCCGACTACCTGGCCGTCAACCACAACCTCATCGGCCCCCTGTTCACCGCCGCACTCGCCCGCTTCGCCGAATCCATGGACCTCGTCGCCCGCATGGCCGACGAGATGGAGACCTCCAGCCTCGAAGCCGCAGAGAAGACCGAGACGGCCAGCAACGAAATGAACGACGCCTACCGGCCCTACAACACGGCCACCGCCGACGCCGGCCTCACCACCCCGTCCGCGCCCATCCACAACGAGGAATGACCGCCATGAGCAGCGAAATCGAACCCGCCGACCCCACCCCGCCCGCACCGCCCGCCAGCCAGACCGACGGCAGCCAGCCGGCCGCCCCCCGCAAAACGTTCGGCGGACTCCTCTTCGGCATCCTCAACTTCGTCACCCTCACCGCACGCTTCATGGCCCTCGCCACTGCCGCGATGTGGCTCAAGGAGAACCTGCACCTCCTCAAGGACCGCATGCACCGCGACGCCGAACAGGCCCGACGCATCTCCGAAATGTGCGGTCAAGCAGGCGTCGACCCCTACTTCCAGGGCCTCGCCATCGAAGCCTCCCAAGCTCTCGACCGAGTCGCGGAAGCCTCCGGGGAACTCGCCGGCGCCGCCGACGGCATGGAAGCCAACGCCCGCGCCGTCGGCGACGCCCACGAAACCGAATACCGCGGCATCTACGAAGTCCGCCAGGCATCCCCCTACGCGCAGCCAAAGCCCGGCTTCAATACCGTCCGCTAACCCGCCCACCCCACGACAGCCAGCGAAGGAGGACCACCTGTGGCCACCGACCAGACCCCCGCTATCGAAGCCGCCACCGACGGCCCCCGGCTCGTACCCGCACACAGTCTGCGCCGTCGAATCCAGCTCGAGCGCCTCACCTACGGCGCCGCCACCCTCGGCATCACCATCGCCCCCACCCAGCCCGACTGGACGGCAGCCCACCTCACCGCAGGCGGGATCGCCGTCGGCGCGTTCTGCTGGCTGTGGAAGAAACTCGACCGCCGCGACGACGACACCACCGGTCACACCCTCGGCTTCCTCCAGGCCACCCAGCGCGCCCTGCCCTGGCTGACCGGCGCCAGCGTCTACCTCACCGACCTCCTCCACCCCGGCACCACCTGGTGGGAGTACCTCGCGCCCGCCGCCTGGGGCATCACCATGGCCGGCACCACCCCCATCACCCACTCCCTGAACCTCAAGGCCATCCTCCCCACCCCGACCACAGAGACGCCCACCCCCGACACCACCCCCGCCCAGCAGACCCCGCCCGCCCTGCCCGCCCCCCGCACCTACGAGGAATACCGGGCCTGGGAATGGGTCACCGCCCGAACCACCGGCAACACCCTCCTCACCAACGTCACCCCCTACCAGGACAACGCCCCCGACTTCTGGGGCATCGTCGTCGCCCCCCAAGGCGAAGCCGTCCCCGACCTCAACCCCACCACCCTCGCCGCCGTCTTCGACCTCCCCGCCGGCACCGTCACCCTCCAGCCCATGGACGGCTCCGGACCCGGCCGGAAAGTCCTCATCGCCCGCCCCACCCTCGACACCGCCGCCCAGGCCGAACAGGACCCCATCCACCGCATCTGGAACGAGAAGATCACCCACCCGCGCGGCGCCGCCCCCGGCATGCTCCTCACCGACTACCGCATCGAAGACAACCGGATCGCGCTACGCACCACCGCCCCCGACGGACACCTCATCCAGCTCAATCAGAAGATGCTCGCCCGCGCCTTCGACATCGCCGACGCCACCCTCCTCATGGTCGAAACCGACGGACTCGGAGAGGGCCTCATCAGCATCTACAAAACCCACCCGCTGATGAACGTCCGCGAAGCCACCATCGAAGACCTCACCATGCAGCCCGACGGCACCATCGCCCTCGGCCAACGCCCCGACGGCCGCACCGGCCGCGTCCCCCTCTACGACCCCCAGATGGGAGCCATCACCGACCTGTACGTCGGAGCCCCCGGCGCAGGCAAGTCCGTCACCCTGCTCCACGTCATCGCCGGCGAACGCATCAGCGGCATCGTCTCCATTGCCGCCGACGCCCAGGACGGCATGTCCCTGCCCGAGGTCGACGGCCGCGTCTACCACTTCGGCAAGGGCATCGCCGCCACCGCCGCCACTCTCGCCGCCGCCAACGACCTCAGTAAGTACCGCGAACAGGTCAGCGCCCAGAACGGCTGGGGCTCCTTCGACATCGGCAACCCCTGGCCACTGGTCAACGTCACCCTCGACGAACTCAACCGCATCCTCTCCGCCGACGCCGTCGTCCCCCGCCCCTTCCGCAAGTGGGTCACCGGCCTGGTCGGCGACACCCAGTCAACCGGCCGCAAGCTCGGCCTCGGCATCCGCTTCGCCGCCCAGTCCATCCACCTCGCCGACCTCGGCGACAAAGACCGCATCCGCGCCAACGCCAAGAACGGCACCGTCTGGCTCGGCCGCACCAACTCCTCCACCACCCAGAGCATGGCCCGCGACGGCGTCCTCCCGCCCGGCGTCCAGATCGAACCCATCCCCCGCTACTTCAACACCAGCGACGGCAGCAGTATCGACGCAGCCTTCCACGGCCTCGAAGCCCCCAAGGGGCCCATCACCGCCGGCATGGCCAACATCATCAACGGCGGAAGCCTCTTCCTGAACCGCACCTGGTACGCCCACAAGGAGAACAAGACCTACCCCGGCCTTATCACCCTCATGGAATCCGCGCCCATCCCACGCCTCACCCCCGACGAGGACCGCGTCTTCCAGGAGTCCTACGCCCGCTGGCTCGACCACGCCGAAGCCCTCCTCGCCGGAGAATGCGACGACGACACACCCGAAACCGGCCAGCAGGCATCCAACACGCAGGTCGTCCTCGACGACGAAGACGACCAGCCGAGCGCCGGCAGCATCAAGGACCGCATCCTCGACCTCCTCACCGACGGCCCCATGGCCCTCAAGGACGTCCGCCGCCACCTCTCCGACGTCGCCGCCGGCAGCGTCAACAACGCCATGGCCGAACTCCGCGACGCCGGCCACGTCACCGCCATCAGCCGCGGCACCTACCAGCTCACCGACTAACCCACCCCGACAGGAGACCGATCCCCGTGAACCGACTGCCCGAGCCCCCCGGACGGCAGCCCCACGCCACCCAGGCCGGGCAGCCCACCACCAACACCGCCGCCCAGGCATTCCTCGCCGACCTCGAATCCGCCTTCACCACCACCAACACCGCGAAGACCACGCCCACCGCCTACCGCGACGACACCCTCCCCGCCACCTACACCACCGGGCCGACCGCCCCCGTGCCCCAGCCCGGACGGCCCCCCATGAGCCAGCGCGCCGTCGACCTCAACACCACAATCCTCTGCACCGGCATCGCCTCACTCCCCATCGGCGGCATGACCAGCCTCGTCGTCTACACCCTCGGCCAAGTCGACCCGGCCGCCCTGGCCATCGCAGCGGCCGCGCCCGCCACCATCGCGCTGCCGATCCTCGCCCTCGCCCGCTTCCTCCGCCGCGCCCGCCAGGTCGTGGAAGCCGCACCGCCCGTCATCCACCAGCACTACACCGGCACCGTCCACCAGGACACCCGCACCGTGAACAGCACCAACCGCGGCCTGTGGGCCAGCAACCGCAACCAACTCCCCGCAGGCGACTAACCCGCAGGGGGAAGGCACCTCTGACAAACCCCGCCCCATACGCCACCATGAACTAGCACGGTCCCTGGGGGCGGCTTAGCACCCCCGCGCCAAGGCGAACTCAGGGACCGTGCCACAAGACCCGGCCCCGCCCCCGAAAACCCCCACGGAGGCGGGGCCGCCCCATACCCTCAACCCTCCGGATGCTCCCGGAACCACGCCACCATCCGCTGCAACGGCAACGACACCGCGAGGCTGTTGCCCTTCGCCCCCAAATTGCTCCGCCCGTAGTGGTCCGCCTGCCGTTCCGCCTCGTCCACAGCACCGATCGGCTCCGCGTACACGGCCGAGTCCTTCGCCTGCATCGCCTCCCGCACCTTCACCGCGGCCGCCAGCTTCCGCGTCATGAACGCCTGACAGTCATCCGCATCAGTGCACCCGGCCGCAGTCACCCCCTGATACACCTCAAACGCCGACCGCGGCTCCACCACCCGCGACGACGCCGACGGGCTCGAAGACGGCTTCGCATCCCCACCGCCGTCACCACAGCCCGCCAGCACCACCGCGGCCGCCACAGCCCCTACAACCCACCCCACACGCGCACGCTTCATGCCGCGCATCGTCCTCCCACACCCCCACCCGAGGGAACACACCAGCAAAAATCGGCGATCATCCGTGATAGGCGCGGGGCCTGACAACCACACAGCGGGAGCCCCACCGCCATGCCCTGGTCCAGACTCAAGCAGGACGAAGTAGCCGTCCGCCGCACCGCACTGCTCAAGCTGCGCCGCGAAGGCGTCCGCTACGACGACGAACGCATCCTCGCACTCGGCTACGCCAGCGCAGCCACCGCCCGCAGCGACCTCAAACGCGCCCTCGAAGCCCACCGCGACGAAGAAGCCGCCGAGATCAGCATCTACCGGCAGCAGGAGAACGAACGCCTCGACGCCCTCCTCGAAGCCGCCTGGCCCCGCGCCACCAAGCCTTCCCCGGTCCTCGACAAGGAAGGCAACGTCGTCGACCACGCCCTCGACATGCGGGCCGTCGACACCGTCCTACGCCTCATGGACCGGCGGGCCAAACTCAACGGCCTCGACATGCCCACCAAGGCCGAAGTCACCGGGCCTGACGGCGGGCCACTCCAGATGGGGCCCGTCACCAGCGCGGAACTTGAGACGCTCATGGGACTGGGAGCTTCTAAGGCCACCGAGGACAACACCGAGAATGCCGCAGCGGAAGACGGCAGTGACAAGTAACGCCGATCTGCTGGCGGCCTACCGGCAACTTCCCCGAGAACAGCGGCTGGAGATCGCCCGTGCAGCCTCTCCCGAGCTGCGTGCGCAGCTAGCTCACCTTGAGCGCGAGATGGCAATGGACCGCTCTCCAGGCGCCCTCGCGGCAGTCCTCACAAACGGTAAGGAGATGCAGGCACGGCACCTGGACCTGGTGGACCAGGCGTTCCAGCGCATCGCCGTGGGGGAGCGGGTCAAGGTGATGCTGACGATGCCTCCAAGACATGGCAAAAGCCGTCGAGCCTCACGTTGGGCCCCGGTGTGGTACCTGCGGCGCAACCCCGATCACCGGCTCATGCTCGCCTCCTACAGCGCCACTCTCGCCGATGACCACGGGCGATGGATCCGCGACACCATCACCGGCTACGCCAGCGTTCTCGGCATCTCCCTCAATCAGGGCTCGCGCGCTGCGAACCGATTCGATATCGACGGGCGCGAAGGCGGAATGGTTACCGCCGGCGTGGGCGGTGGCCTCACAGGAAAAGGAGCGAACTGTTTGCCTGATGAGACCTTGGTGACCACGGAAATCGGTAGAATTGCCATGTCAGAACTCGTGGCCATGAAGATGAAGCCGCGAGTTCTCTCCTTCAACCATGCGACCGGCCGACCGGAGTGGCGCCGGATTCTGGCAACGAGGACAACTACCGCCGATGGACTCATCGAAGTCACCAGCGCTCGTGGGCATACAGTACGGGCTACCGGAGATCACCCCTTCTATGTCCCTGGATTCGGTTACCGGCCGGCCGCGTCTCTACGGCCCAGGGACCGGCTTACAACGCACGTCCTCGAGGGCGAACCGACACTGCACACTGTGCGGCAAGGATCGGGGGAAGCCCAGGGGGACGCTCAGTCCCACATGCAAGGACTGCTACAACCAGGCTCGATACGTGAAGATCCTTCTTCGCTGCCTATGGTGCAACGAGGAATTCCTGAAGCCCCGGTACGAGTACAACAAGGCTCTTCGGCGCGGACACTTCTCGTTCTACTGCTGCAAGGACCACTCGCAGGCGCACCATGCGGTGAAGAACGCCCGCCGGTGCCAGCACTGCGACATCGCAATGCCAGGCAAGAGGAACAACAAGTTCTGCTCGATGCAATGCCGCATCGACTCTCGGGAGCATCCGGAAAAGCCGTGCACCATGTGCGGACTGTTCTTTCGACCTCTGAGCAGCCGAACCGTGTACTGCTCCCGCGTCTGCGCGGACAAGGCCCACTCGATACGCATGCTCGGCTGGGGAAACTCCCACTACAAGGACGGCACCAGCTACAGCAAGTGGTTCAAGGAGACACGTCCGCTGATCTTCGAGCGGGACAAGGACTGCTGCGTCGTCTGCTCCGCCGGCTTCAAGCCGGTCACGTTCATGCGGAACGGCGTGCCTGCTCAGCGGTCGAACCTGATCGTGCATCACCTGGACGAGAACCCGGCGAACAACCGCGTCGAGAACCTCATCTTGCTCTGCTACACCTGCCACGCCGTACACCACAAGTCCACGGAGACGCCGTATCCCTGGTTCGCCGAGTACACGCGCCAGGCGTCCGAGTCCATGACATCCAAGTGGAAGGAAACAGCAACTTCTTTGCTGACGGTCTACTCGTCCACAACTGCCTCATAGTCGACGACCCCTTCAAGGGATCCGAGGACGCAGAGTCCCAGACCCAGCGCGACCGAGTCTGGGACTGGTGGCAGTCCGTCGCCCTCACCCGCCTCGAACCCAACGGCAGCCTGGTCGTCATCAACACCCGCTGGAACCCCGACGACCTATCCGGCCGACTTCTCGAGACTGAGGGCGACGAATGGACCGTCCTGGACCTGCCTGCCCTGGCCATGGCGGAGGACGATCCCCTTGGCCGCAGCCATGGCGAGGCTCTGTGGCCCGAGCGGTACAACACCGAAGACCTCGCCCGCATCCGCAAGGGCGTCGGTGAACGTGTCTGGTGGGCCCTCTACCAGCAGCAGCCCCGACCCCTCGATGGTGGTGTCTGGCAGTGGGCCTGGATCACCGGCAACCGGTGCAGCCCCGTCGCGTTCCGCGGCGTCGACCTCAGCCGCACCCTCGTTGCTATCGACCCCTCGGGAGGCGCTGGCACCGCCAACGACGAAACCGGCATCGTCGCCGGCGGCCGTGCAGCAGACGGAGACCTCTACCTTCTCGCCGACCGCTCCGGACGCCACGGCGCCAACGCCTGGGGTACCGAGGCATGCCTGCTGGCCATCGAACTCGACGCCGACGCCTTCGTCGTGGAGACCAACTTCGGCGGCGACATGACCCGGCAGGTCCTCATCCAAGCCTGGCAAGACCTCCAACGATCCGGGCGCACCCAGGGGCGGCCCATGCCGCGGATCGTCGAAGTCAACGCCAAACAAGGCAAACGGCTGCGCGCCGAACCCATCGCTCAGCTCTATGAGCAGGGCCGCGTCCACCACGTAGGGGAGTTCCCCGACCTGGAGAGGCAGATGGTGACCTGGCTGCCCGGCATGGACTCACCCGACCGCATGGACGCCGCCGTCCACGCCCTCACCGAACTCGCCGACCCCGCCCAGCACGGACTCGGAAGCCACGCCTACAGCGACCAGCGGCTCCGCGGCCGCCGATAGCCGAGGGAACACCCCAACCCCACACCCGTACCCTGATGATCAGGCGCGGGGCCTGCAAGCAGAGGAGAAGCGGTGGGCCTCATGACCGGGCTGCGGCACGCGCTGCGCATCGACAACTGGTCGATGTTCAACTACAAGCCGCTGTTTGCCGACCCCACCACCGGCATGCCACAACGCCGCGCCTTCCCCGAAGCCGCCGCCATGTGGGTCCCCGCCGAAGACGAACGCCGGCTCGCCTCCTACAAACTCCTCGCCGCCTACGACCAGAACCAGGCCGGGGAACTCGCCGAGATCCGTGACGGGGCTGAGGCCCGCGAACGCCGCGAGTACGGCGACCCCGCCATGTTCGTCGACACCCTCGTCTCCCACGTCCTGGGCCGCGAGCAGTCCATCACCGTGCCCGGCGCCGAACACGCCGACGACGACCAGCCCGACCCGCAGGCCGTCCAGGCCGAACGCGTGCAGGAACTCCTCCGCGAGTGGGCCGACGAGGAACTCCTGCCCATGCGGCTCCTCCAGGCCGAACGCAAGGCCGTCGGCCTCGGCGACGGGGTACTCCACCTGTGGTGGGACGCCGACAAGCAGCGCCCCCGCATCACCACCTACGACCCCGGCTTCTACTTCCCCGTCATCGACGAGGACTCCGACGGTACCGACTACCCCACCCGAATCCACTTCGCGTGGGAACTCCCCGAGGACAAGAAACGCCGCCTGCCCGCCCGGCTGCGCCGCATCACCTACGAGCTGGACTGGATTAGGCCCGCCACCGCCTCCGGGGTCGACCGGCAAGGGCGGCCCGTCCGCGCCCCAGTCCTCACCGAAGCCACCGACGACGAACCCGCCATCCCGGTCCTCGGCCGCGGCGACCGGGTCGACCACCTTGGGGCGATCTCCCGCATGTACCCGTGGTCGGAACAGCCCTCTTACAAGACGTGCTACCTGACCGACGGGATCTGGCTCCTCGAGGACCTCACCGGTGACATCGACGTCGACTCCCTGCCCATGGAGAAGGCCCACTTCAACAGCAACTCCCAGGGCGAAGTGCTGGACCGGCTGGACATCTACCAGGACTTCATCTCGGTTATCCACCTGCCCAACACGGTGCCCGCCGCCGGCGAGCACTGGGGCCAGTCGTCGCTGGCGAAGGCGCTGCAGGTGTTCGACGAGCTTGCCGCGTCGGACACCGACTCTGCCCGCGCGTCCGGCACCACCGGCCTCCCGATGATCGCCATCTCTGGTGTGCACGACTCCAATCAGCGGTTCAACGTCGGCCCCGGCGCCCTGTTCACCCTCGGCGAGAACGGCAAGATGACCGCCGTCGACACTTCCGCCGCCCTCCGTGAACTCCGCGAACACGGCCACGACCTCCACGACCGGGCAGCCAACGTCGTCCGGCTCCCCGCCGTCGCCCTGGGCACCATGGACCCCTCCAAGGTGCCCTCCGGGTATGCCCTCGAACTGTCCCTCGGCCCGCTCGACTCCAACATTGCCGGGATGCGGCTCGCCCGCGACCACGCCGACCGGCTCATACCCAAGTTCGTGCAGCGTCTCTTCCACGCAGGCCAGCACCCCGACTGGGCCGGGCTGCCCGTCCTGCCGGCCAAGCTGACCCGCGGCCCCTACACGCCGACGGACAAGGCTGCCGTCCTCGACCAGGTCACCACCGCCTACCTGGCCAAGGTGATCAGCCTCGAGACCGCGATCCGCATGCTGCAGGACGCGGGCTGGCCCATAAGCGACGCTCAGGCAGAGGTCAAGCAGATCGAATCCCGCTCCTTCGAAGCAGCCCGGCAGCTCGCCGACGCCACCGGTGACACGAAGCTCGTCGCCGACTACCTCGGCGTCGACATCAACCCCGACCCCACCCCGCCGCCGGCGCCGCAACTCCCCGGTCTGCCCTCCGACAACACGCCCACCAACCAGCCGGACGCGCAGCCCGGAGGGAGCGGAGGGAACACATCGTGACTTCTGTGGTGTCCTTGATCTCAGGCGCGGGGCCTGAACTGTCCATGGGAGGACTGTCACCGATGCGTCGCCCCACGCAGCCGCCCCGCCCCGCCACCGCCTGGGCCCACCCTTACACAGGTGTGGACGGTCTCGCGGTGTTCTACAACGACGGCGGCACCCCGCCCGCACCGGCCGCGCCCACCCCGGCAGACCTCGCCGGCCGCCCGCAGGCAGTCCCCGCCATCCACGTGCCTCCCGTCAACCCGGCGGACCCGGAGGAGGAGAAGGTCTCCTTCACCCAGCGACGGCTGAACAAGATGATGTCCGAAGAGAAGGAAGAGGGCCGTCGCGCCGCCTTCCGCACCATCGCGGAAGCCGCCGGCCTCGACCCGGACTCCTTCGAACCCACCCAGTTCGGCAACCTGTTCAAGCAGGCCGAACAGGCACGCCAAGCCCAGCTCTCCGAGGAACAGCGGCGCACCGAGGAACTCACCCGGCGCGAGCAGGAACTCCAGGCCCGCATCGACGCCGCCGCCCAGCGTGAAGCCGATGCCGCCAAGCGAGACCGCGACACCCGCATACGGGCCGCGCTCGTCAAGCTCGGCGCGACCGGCGACGACCTCGACGACGCCACCGCCCTGATCCGGGTAGCGGACGACGCCGACGACGCCGCGATCAGTGAGGCCGCCGACAAGCTGAAGGAACGCCGTACCGAACTCTTCGGCGGCACAGTCCACCAGGCACTGCCCCCGGCCCCTTCCGGAGGCCCCGCCGCCGGCGGCCCCCCGCGCCCGCCCACAGCCGGGAAGGACGCAGTCAAGGACGCCGCCCGCGCCCGCGCCGAAGCCATGGGCCTGCGCACCGCAAGCTGACCAGCTCCACCGAACGACTTGGGACCACGCCCGCACCCCCCGTGGACGGCACCACCACCTGGTGCCCTCACCACACACCCGCGTGACATCGCGAAAGGGGCTACGGCGTGGACATCCAGCCGTACACCAGCACCGAGACGCTCGCTGTCGGCCGCCCGTGGCTCATGAGCATGCTCGGCATCGAAGCCAACCAGACCGTCACCCTCGACCTCACCCAGTTCGACCAGAACCTGCACTGGCTCGAGGCGTCCGCCTACCAGCCGGAGCGGAAGCTGAAGTCCGGCATCCCCCTGGCGCAGAACGCCACGACCAAGCTGTTCGAGCCGTACAGCCCGGTCACCAACGAGGTCCAGACCGCCACCATCACCGGCGGACCCACCGGCGGCACGTTCACCCTCACGTTCTCCGGGCAGACCACCAGCGCCATCGCCTACAACGCCACCGCCGCGACCGTCCAGGCCGCACTTGAGGCGCTGTCCAACGTCAACCCCGGCGACATCAAGGTCACCGGCAACGCGGGCGGCCCCTACACCCTCACGTTCGGCGGCCAGTACCTCGGCGACAACGTCGCATCCATCACCGCCACCGCCTCCCTCACCGGCGGCAGCACCCCCGGCGTCACCATGGCCACCACCACCGCCGGCGGCACCGCCACCGCCAGCGACGGCACCCAGACCTTCCGCGGGTTCCTGTTCACCGAGGTCGCCTTCCACCCCGGCTCCACCAAGGTCGCCGCCCCGCTGATGGTCCACGGCCAGATCGACGTCGCCAAGCTCCCGGTCGCCTTCGACCCCGCCGACGCCCCGGCCGGCTCCAACACCCAGTTCGTCTACAAGGTCTGATCAGGAGACACCGCCATGCCCAATGACATGCTGGAGCTCCTGCTCCGCGACCTGAACCCGACGGAAATCCAGGCATTCGTCCGGGAAATCCAGACCCCGTCGGACTACGCACTCACCCTGTCGGTGATGCCCGAGCGAACCATCAACTCTGTCCGCTGGGAGACCCGCGGCAACCGGCGACGAGTCGCCGCCGCGAACTACCGCGCATGGGACGCCCAGACCAAGGTGGCCACGCGTGAGATCACGCAGTTCGCCACCTCCGGCAAGCTCCTCCCGCTCGGCCAGAAGTACATCGTCGGCGAGTTCGAGACCATCCTGGAGAACCTCGACCGCGGCATGGACAGCCGCGACCTCGTCCAGGCCGTCTACGACGACGTTGCCGCGCACGTCCTGTCCATCAAGAAGCGCCTCGAACTCGCAGCCGGCGACCTCCTCACCGACGGCAAGTTCACCCTGGTCGGCGAGAACAACCTCACCCTCGAGGCCGACTACAAGGTGCCGGCCGCGAACATGCCGACCGCACCCACCGCGTGGACCGACCCCACGGCCGACATCCTCGGCGACGAGATGCGCTGGATCGAAGTCCTCCGCTCCTCCGGCGCCCCCGCCCCGGCCCGCGCCCTCACCTCCTACAAGGGGTGGGCGCAGATGATGGCGAACGACTCCTACCGCGCCGCCTACTACGGCTCGGTCAACTCCGCCAGCACCATCCCCACCGCCGTCCTCGCCCCCAACGAGGTCGACGTCGTCCGCGCCCGCTACGGCCTCCCCCCGATCGAGCGCTACGACGTGAAGATCGAGCTGGACAACGGCACCGACGTGAGGGCCCTGCCGGAGAACATGTTCTTCCTGCTGCCGCCCAACCCGTCCCAGTGGGCCGAGACCCAGTACGGTCTCACCGCCGACGGCCTCATCCTGTCCCAGGGCGCCAACCCGGCCATCCTCCGCGAGGAGGCCCCCGGGATCGTCGTCACCCGCGGCTACCAGGACGACCCGCCGCAGGTGTACACGAAGTGCTCCGCGGCCGCGCTGCCGGTCATGTACACCCCGGACATCCACATCGCCGCGACGGTGTGGTGACCTATGGCCGCCCAGCTCGCATCCACGGTGTACGTGAACGACCCGGAAACCCATCAGACGGTCGAACTGGCTGCGGGCACCTGCCCGGAGCCGGAGCTGGCCGCCCTGGTGACGAACCCGGCCGCCTGGGTCGACGGCGAGGTCCCGAGCTCGTCCAAGCCCGCTAAGAGCGACCACAGCCCTGCTGGCGGCGACCAGGACGACGCCAGTCAGGACACCAAGGCCGCCCATTCGGCCAAGAAGACCGCCGCACGCAAGAGTGCGGCCACCAGCCGGTCCGGGGGCCGGGACGCCGCTGACGAGGGCAGCAGCGGCAACTGAGGGAGTGTGCGGGCCCGCCCCCTGGTGGGGCGCCAGAGCGGGCCCGCACACCCCAACCCCTTCCCACCCCCACACGCCCGTGAAGGAGCCACCTGATGGACAGTGCAGTACAGGCGTGGCTGCTCTCCCAGCTCGGCAGGGCCACCGACCTTTCCGACCTGAACACCCGGTATCTACGACTCGGGACCGCCCGCGCAGTAGCCCTTGAGGTGTTGCGGGAACGGTATGCCGACATGCTGGCTCAGCCGACCGGGGTCACTGTCACCAACGTCGTCGCCGTGAATTTCACCGCGAACCTGGCCGCACTCGAACGGAAGATCACCGCCCTCGAGGCCGGGGAACCCCCCGCACCCGACGACCCCACCGCGTCCGACACACGCGACCACATCGGCGTCATCCTGCTGCAGGAACGGCCCCGCCGATGAGCACCCCCACCCAGCAGACCCGCGACGACCGCAGCGAACTCACCACACTCATCACCGCCGCCGTCCTGGAACTTACCCGGCAGTGGAACCGGCTCACCGTCGCCCAGGACAGGCTGCTGCGCACCCTGGAACGGATACGGCCCGGCCTCGGCGCCACCACCCGCATCAACAGCTACATCACCGCGTTCCACCACGAGGTCGGCGAGTTCGACCGCCTCACCCGCGCGGTCGCCGAACGCTGGGCCGCCCAAGACCTTCCCACCGCCTACCGCGACGGCGCCCTCCGCGCCCTGCGCCGCGCCAACCGGGACATCACCCTGTTCCGGTGGACAGCCGACCACCAGGCCGCCCTCACCGGGCTCACCAGCATCTTCTACGTCGATCTGGTGGCCCGTATCCAGGAGGCGGTACGCCGGGCGCAGGCGTTCGCCCGCGCCGCGCAGGAAGCCACCCGCACCGTCACCCTCGGCCGCAACCACGCCGGGATCGACGCCCCCCGACTTGCTGCTGATCATCCGCTGTCCACCGTGGTCTACAGCGACCAGGCCCGGCACCCGGTGAAGGACTGGGCACGGTCCGCGCTCACCTATCAGGGCGCGGTCACCGCCAACCATGGCGCCATCAACACCGCCCGGCTAGAGCTGGAGGCCGAGTGGATGCAGGTCCGGGACGGCGACGAATGCGGCTGGACTGGACATCAGGACACCGATCACGCTGACGGCACGATCCGATCCATCGACGACTGCGCGGCCTACCCCGTGGCCCATCACGGGTGTGTACGCGAGCTGATTCCCCGCCCCGACCTCAACGGCCGCCGCGGCCTTGTCTCAGGAGACCCAGCATGAGCAAGAAGAGGATCGGCTCTGAACTAGACGCTCTCGGACTCGAAGTAGAGGTGCCAGACGGCATGTCGGTGGTTCGGGCATCAGTGGAGACGTGGGTCGGAGCAGCCGATGGAAGCAGTGGCTTCGAAGTCTCCTCCACCAGGGTCTCCCACAAGATGCTGGAGGAAGACTGGCATGTGCCTCATCCGGTGGTGAACTGCTCCATGAGGGTCACGCAGAAAGGTGTCCCCCTGACGGCAGAACAACGGGACCGCGTGGCGAAGTGGTTGAGAGCCAACGGAGTTGATCCCCGCCTCGTTGAACGAGGAGATATCCGCTTGGAGTGGCGGGATCGAGGAGGCCACATCGGGAACCAGATCATTTGCTTCACGCAGTTCTACGTCGATGAGGCAGGAAATAGGGCGTTCGATGAACGGACCTGCGAAGCTGTGCGGTTTGAGCGAGCCGTCCCACAGATCGTCGAACTTGAGCCCGACCCTGCTTGGGAAGGATGGGATTCCTACCTGGCACACCGAAGCGGTGAGAGCGAGTGACCAAGCCCGCCGAGCCGTCTGCGCACGGTGTCCGGATCGACGCCCAGCCCGGTGACGCCACCGTCCGAATCGACGGCACCCCCCTCCCGCGCGGCCAGGTCGTTGGCTATCGGCTAGAGCACGACATCGCCAACGCGCTGCCCATGCTCGTCCTCCACGTCCGGGAACCCGCCGCCGCTACGTGGGAGGGGCTCGCCCGCGTCACGGTCGCCGACCAGCAGCAGGACATCGGCGAGGAGATCGCCGCGTTCCTCGCCAGCATCAACCCGGCCGCCGTCCAAACAGCCGCCCTCGACCGGCCGGACCTCGGCGACGGCAAGACCTCCGTCACCGAAGCGATCCTCGCCACCCTGGCCGACTGGGCGCAGGGGAGGGGCGTCTGATGCCTGGGCTAGACGACATCCTCGCCCCCGCCCGGCGATGGATCGAAACCAACCTGTGCGTGGACACCGTCCGGATTACGCTCCCGCCCACCGAGGACGCGGTCCTCAACGAGACCACCGGCCATCTCGAATACCCGCCCGGCGACGTGCTCTACGAGGGGCCTGGTGCTGTGCAGGGCGGTATCGCCCAGTCCGAGGTGTCGTCCATACCCAACGCGGGCCAGCCGTGGGCGCAGGAAACCCACTCCCGGTACCGGCTCATGACCCCGCTCACCGCGCCGATCGCCCCCAAGGACGCCATCGTCACCGTCGTACAGGTCCACAACCCCCAGCAGGCCGACCTCATCGGCCGGTCCTGGCTGTGCCAAGACCCCGGTATCGCCGCCACCACCGAAGTCATCCGCATCACCGCCCTGGACCAGAACCAGACCGCCGGATCGAGACTCCCGTGACCCCCGACGAACTCGCCGAACGCCTCGAGGCAGCCGCCAAACGAGTCGGCCCCGCCGTGCAGCGCGGCGTCACACACACCGGAACCCTGGGCATAGCCAAGATCCGGGGCAACGCGTCCGGCCGGCCCGGTCCGAACGTCATCACGGGCGCCTACCGGAACTCGTGGAAGTCGGTGGACCGCCGATGGGTGAACAGTGCACTGTGCACCATCGGTACCGAACTTCCCTATGGTCGCCGGCTGGAGTTCGGCTTCACCGGCACGGACAGCCTGGGCCGCTCCTATGCGCAGCCTCCGTTTGCCCACGTGCAGCCGGCGCTGCCGTTCATCGAGCAGACGTTGAAGATGCAGATGAAGTTCGCGGTCATGGAGGTGTTGCAGTGATCAGCAGGCTGGCCGCCAGCCGGGCGGTTGCCGCTCTCCTCGCAGAGGCCACTGGACTGCCCGTCGGGCGAGGGCACGCACCCAATGGGGCGCAGGCGCCCTACTACCTGCTGTACAGCGTCGACACCAGCCTGTCCGGCGCCCCCTTCGCCGACCTGAATGAGGACGCACTCACCGTCTACCAGGTCACCTCTGTGTCCGGGCCCGACCCCACCGTCCTCAGCTCCGCCGGCCTGGAAGACCAGGCCGAGTGGATGGCGGACAAAGCCCGGCAAGCGTTCCTGCTCCGCGACTCGGTCACGGGTCGCTGGCGGTATCCGCTCACCGTGCCCGGCTACAGGGACATGGCCCGGACGCTGGACACGGAACCGGGGGGAACGAGTGACCCCGCAGATGGGATCATCAGCTATGTGCAGCGGTTCAGCATCGCCTGGACCCCGGCCTGACCTGTCAGGCACTGCACGGACCGCACCGCGGCGGGACCCCACGCGGACGCCACCAAGAGGTGGCCGACCACACATCACGTGTACAGGGGCTGACCGCACCACGCGGAGCAGGCCCCGGACGTCAAGGGGCCCCAATGCTGCTCGCCAAGCCGAAAAAGTACATGAGGCGCGGCACGTCGAAGTTCTACTTCGTGCCGACCATCGCCGCCACCACGATGATCCCGACCCGCAGTGAACTGGGCGCGGGCACCGACTTCACCGCCTTCATCGCCGCGATGGACGGGTGGACGGTCACCAATCAAGAGATCGACACCCCGGACATGGCGGACACCTACGACGCCACCATCCCCGGCAGCGACAAGGCCGACTCGAGCTCCTTCACCTTCTACGAGGACGAGGAGGACGCCGACCTCGAGCAGCTCTTTGCCAAGGGCACCACCGGATACGTCGTCATCCTCCGCAAGGGCGACATCCCCGGCAACAACTCGATGGACGTGTTCCCGATCCGGGTCGCCTCTCAGTCGCCGCAGTACACGGCCGACAACGAGGCCGCGAAGTTCATGGCGACCTGCTCCATCACCTCCCGCCCCCTGCAGGGTGCCCCCGTCCCGGCGTCGGGCACGGACGAGGTGCAGACGGTCACCATCACCGGCACCCCGACCGGCGGCACGTTCACCCTCACCTTCAACGGCCAGACGACGAGCGCGATCGTCTACAACGCGACCTCGTCCGCGGTGCAGTCCGCGCTCGAGGCGCTGTCGAACATCGCACCCGGCGACATCACGTGCACCGGCGGGCCGCTGCCCGGCAGCCCCGTCACGGTCACCTTCAGCGGCGGCGCCTACGACGGCACCGACGTGCCGCAGATGACCGCCGCCGGCAGCTTCACCGGCGGCACCAGCCCCGCCATCACGGTCGCCACCACCACACCCGGCGGCTGACCCCCCGCACCCTCTCAGCTCCCGGCCGGACACCCCTGGCGTTCGGGAAGGGGCGCCTGCGGGCGTCCGGCCGGGTCTCCCTTCCCCTGACGGAGGACCAACCCCATGACCAGCACCACCCGCACCAAGCCCCAGCCGCCCGCCGCCGCAGTCGCCGCCGACGCGCACTGGGCCGCCAAGATGGACCGCCTGCGTAGCCGGGCGCTCGCCGAGACCGTGTTCGTGGTCTGCGACGACCAGAGCGTCCGAGACCGCTACCTGCGCGCCCAGAGGGACTACGACCTCGCCGCCCAGTACGCCAAGGCCAACCCCAAGGACACCGAAGCGGCCAGCGACCTCACGCGCGCCACCGAGGCCCGCGACGACGCCAAGCAGGCGTACGACGAGGTGTCCATCCCGATCCGGTTCCGCGCCCTGCCCCGCCAAGCCCTCGAAGCGCTCTACGAGCAGCACGCCCCGTCGGAAACCGACACCGAGGACGGCAAGCGATGGGCCGACTCCTTCCCCGCCGCACTCATCGCCGCCGCCTGCGTCGACGGCATGACCGAGACCGAAGCGCAGGAACTCCTCAACTCCTGGTCCCTCGCCGAAGCCGACGCCATGTTCAACGCCGCATACGGCGTGCAGAACACCACCCGGACCGACCTGGGAAAAGGCTGACCCAGGATGCCCGCCTCCGTGACGAGCTCGCCCTGTGCCGGCAGTACCAGATCCCGCACAGCGCCTTCCGTGGCGGTGACGGCACCTGGACGGCCCTCGACCGGGAAAAGGCCCTCGCCTACGAAAACCACCTTCGCGGCACCTGTCCCCAGTGCGGAACCCGCGACTCGGACTGGACCGACGAGGCCGGCGAATACCAGGAGGCGTACATCGCCGTCTCCCACAAGTGCTTCGGCTGCGAGGAGATCGCAGCCAAGCAGGGAGAGATCCCGGACGGGAAAGCCGGCGCCGGGATGAAAGTCCTTCTGCTGCCCGCCTCCGTACACGCGGCGCAGCAGGCCCTCGCAGAACTCACCAGCAGCCGGTAGCGGCCACAACCAGGGAAGGGAGGCAGGACTCAGGTGGCGAACTGGAACCTCAGTGTCGATCTGAAGGGCAACGGGAACGACCTGTCCCAAGCCCTGAAGTCCTCCGCGAAGCGCGCCCGGTCCCTGGGGACGGCAGCGAAGACAGCCAAGACCGAGGTCAAGGAACTTGGTCTTGCCGCCGAGGCAGCCGGCAAGCACATCAAGACTCTGGGCACCGAGGCACGTACCGCTGCCCGCCGCCTGAACTCCCTCGGTGACAACGCGCAGACCGCCACCCGCCGCCTCAACCGGTACGGCGATGCCGCGCAGAGCGCGCACCGGCATGTCACCTCCCTCGGTGAAAACTCGCGCACTACCGGCCGGCAGTTGGCTCGCATGTCCGGGCAGATCGACACCGCTGTCCGTGACCTGGCCCGGCTCGCTACTGCCGCGCAGCGTGCGGACTCCCGAATGGCTCGCATGGGCCTCAGAGGGTCCGGCAGCTTGCGGCGCTACCGGGATGAAGCCAGCCGGGCCCACAGCGCGCTGAAGTCCCTCGCCGGAGTAGGTGCCACCCTCGGCCTGGCCCTCGGTGTGCACGAGGTGATTGAGGAGGGCGGCCAGTACCAGCAGGCCATGAATGCGTTCGGTGCCACCACCGGTGCCACGCAGATGCAGATGAAGCGAGCGTCCGCCACCGCCAACCAGCTCGGCAACGACCTGAAGCTGCCGGGTGCCACGGCAGCGGACGCCGCCGAGGGCATGGTGGAGCTCGCCAAGGCCGGTTTCCGCACCGACCAGGCCATCAGCGCCACCCGCTCCTCGGTGATCCTCGCCTCGGCAGCCCAGGTCAATGCAGCCGACTCCGCGAAGTACTTGGGCGACATGATGGACCAGTTCGGTATGGGCGCCGACCAGTCCGCCAAAGCCGCCGACACCCTCGCCGCCACCGCCAACGCCGCATCTGGTGAGATCATCGACATTTATTACGCCATGAAATATGCGGGTCCGGTCGCGCACGGGCTCGGTTTGTCCATGCAGGAGACCGCCGCCGCAGTCGGCATGCTCGGTAAGGCGGGCATCCTCGGCCAGACGGCCGGCACCACCCTGCGCGGCATGATGGCCAACCTCGCCGCCCCCACCCCGCAGATGATCGAGGGCCTGAAGGCCATGGGCATCGAAGCGTGGGACGCCCAAGGCAACTTCAAGGGCTTGCGGAACGTCATCGACGGCCTGTCCAAGGCCCAGCACCACATGACCCAGCAGGACTTTGCCGCCGCCGTGAAGAAGTCCATGGGCAAGCCGGCCATGTCGGGTGCTATCGCGCTCGCCCACCAGGGCGTCGAGTCGTACGACAACATGTTGCAGGCCGCGCACCAGGTCGGCGCCGCTACTGACATCGCCGCCGCCAAGGGCAAGGGCCTCGCCGGTGCGATGCTCCAGCTCGGGACACAGGCGAAGCAGACCGGTCTCACGATCTATCAGGGGATGGCGCCGGGCCTTGAGTTCCTGACGCGCGGTGTCACGGCTGGCCTGTCGGAGGCGACGCCGAAGATCGAGCACTTCTTCAACTACTTCAACGACCTGGCCACCCTCTTCGGCCCCGAGGTGTCGGCGGCCGCAAGCCGGGAGTTCGCCGGCATCGCGGACGCCGCAAGCAACCTGGCCGGCCCGCTGAAGGACCTCGGAGAGGAGGCCCTGGCGGACTTCCTGCACGTCCTGGTGAACGTAGGCGGCGCGGCCGTGCACGTCCTGGAGAACCTGGCGGCCGGCGTCCAGCCAGTGCTGGGGGCGTTCAGCGGTGTGGCGGGGGAGTCCGATGCGGTGTCCTCGTCTCTGGACATCGTGGTGGCCGCCCTGGATCTCGCGGCCACGGCGGCGGAGGACCTGTCCGGGGTGCTGATCCCTATCGGGCAGGTCGTGGGCGGTCTGGTGTCGGCGTTCGGGAGTCTGCCGGGCCCGGTGCAGCAGTTCGTCCTCGCCGCGCTGCTGGTGCGCCGCATCCAAGGGCCGATGGTCGGCCTGGCGAACACGGTGAACGGCCGGGTCCGGGGGGCGTTCCAGTCCCTGAACCAGCAGATGGCCGTCCAGCGCTCCCTCGCCGGCGCTGCGGGCATGTCACTGTCCCGGTACGGGGCAGCCATGGCCACGCTCCAGGCCCGTGTCCCGATCTTCGGGCAGATGGGTGCAGCGTTCCGTACTGCCTCCGCTCAGGGCGCCGGATTCGCCGGCACACTGCGCGGGGTGGGCGCGGCGTCGATGACCGCAACCCGCGCCATCGGCTCCGGCCTCATGGGGGCCCTGGGAGGCCCGGTCGGGCTGGCCATCACCGCGGCCACGGTCGGGCTGGGCTACCTGGCGTCCCGGCAGCAGGCCGCCGCCGCGGCCGCCGCAGAGCACCGGCAGCAGGTCAGCGCCCTCTCTGAGGCACTACGCCAGTCCAACGGCGCGGTGGACGACAACGTGCGAGCCGTAGCGGCGCAAACCCTGATGTCGCAGAAGGCCAAGAGCTGGTACGGCGACCAGAAGCGCCTCGTCGACCTGGCCCGCGAAGCGAAGGTGCCGTTCAGTCAGCTCGTCGACGCCTACACCGGGCAGGGAACCTCCCTCAGTGCGCTCCAGCGGGAACTGTCGGGGGTCGTCAAGGAGCACACCAAGTGGACGACCGACCTGGAATCTGGTGCGGCGGTCAAAGCCCCGGACCGGATCGGTAAGGCGGCCCAAGCCCTGAGCCAGGGCCTGGGAGGTCTCTCAGGGGACTTCAGTAAGGCTGCGGCGGACGCCAAGTCGTACAACGAGGCAGTGAAGGGCGCGCAGGGCGGCGAGACGGCCTACGGCCGGCTCAAGGACGCCGTGGCCGCGCTCGCGGACAAGACAGGGGACGCCGACCAGCGGACGCGTGCCCTGCGAGACGCCCTTGACTTGCTCTCTGGTGGTTCCGTGTCGCTGCAGGCCGCTCAGGCCCGCGTGAACGAGGCCATCACCCAGGCCAACGAGGCCATGCAGTCCGGCATCAACAAGGCGGACGGCTTCGGGAAGGCCCTTGTCAACGCGAACGGCACGCTGGACACCACGACGAAGAACGGGCAGGCCCTGTTCTCCACGTTCAACACGATCGCCGACGGCGCGTCGAACGCGTCGATAGCCGCCTACGACTTCGCGCAGTCGCAGGGCAAGAGCCTCCCGCAGTCCCTGGCGGCCGCCCAGAAGGAGATGCAGACAGCGCGGGACTCGGCGGTGAAGCTCGCTCAGGGCTACGGGCTGAGCGCCGACCAGGCGGGGAAGGTAGCCGACTCCCTCGGCCTGATCCCCGGCCAGGTGTCGATCCTGCTCGAGACCAAGGGCGTCGACTCCACGCTCGCCGAGCTCCTCGCGGTGCAGGCCGAGTTCCAGAAGATGCCGACGGCGAAGACCATTCGGGTCGATGCCCTGGGCGAGGAGGCAAAGAGGGAACTTGAGGATCTCGGCTACAAGATCAAGCTGATTCCCGGCACCCGCGAGTACAAGATCACCGCTCCGACGAAGGCGGCCCGGTCTCAGCTCGACCTTCTCATCAGCGAGATGGCCAAGGTTCCGCCTGGCAAGGACGTCCGGGTGGACGTCCACAAGGTCCAGGCGGTAGCCGGACTCAATGAAGTCCAGGCACAGATCAAGAAGACCCCCAGCGCCAAATCCGTGAAGGTCAGCACACTGAACAGCGCGGCCATAGCAGCGCTGAATGCCGTGGGCCTGAAGACCAAGCAGCTCCCCGACGGACACACCGCGGTCTACACAGCCAACGGACAGGCCCTGGGCAGCATCAACTCCGTCGCCCGCGCGCTCGCCAGCCTCAACGGACGCACTGCCAGCACCACCATCACCAACACCATCATCACCAACAGCAAGACCTACCGAAGCGTCCACGACATCACCAAAGCCAACGGCGGCATCGTCAACTTCGCCGACGGCGGACTCACCGGGCGCCCGGCACACCGCCAGCACTTCGCCAACGGCACCGAGAACCACCTCGCCGAAATCGCTCCCGCCGGCGCCTGGCGGATCTGGGCGGAAGACGAGACCGGCGGCGAGGCGTACATCCCTCTCGCTCTGTCCAAGCGGCGCCGCTCCCGCGCCATCGCCGAAGAGACCATTCGTCGTCTGGGCGGTGACCCGCGCACCGTCCAATGGAACGCCGACGGCAACGTCACCGACTGGCGGTATGACCCCACCACCGGCTCCCTTTACTCCGCTTCCGACGCCGGTCAGGCCGGGCACAAGACCAAGAAGGTCAAGGTCAAGGGGAAGCACGGCAAGACCACCACGAAGGAAGTCGACTACTTCGATGTCGGCGCCGTCGAGAAAAAGATCAAGTCTGCGGCGAAGGCCACCACCGCGTGGAACAAGGATCTCGAGAAGGTCGCCGACCGGGCCGGCGGGGATGTGGCCGAGGCACTCGCCGCGATGGGCGAGGACGGCATGAAGATCGCCCACAAGATGGCCACCGGCTCCACCAAGTACATCAACGACATGTCCAAGGCCCTCAGGGACCTGCAGAAGACCGCCAAGGCCAGCCTGACCGACTACACACGGCAGCTCGGCAGCGCCAACACCCTGAACAAGAAGTTCTCCGACAACCTGGCCAAGCTCGCAGCCGAGGGCTACGGCGACCTGGCGCAGCAGCTGGCCGCGCAGAACGACGAGGCGGCGCAGCAACTCGCGGACGCCGCGGTGAAGGACCCGAAGAAGGCCGGGCAGGCCAACAAGGCAGCGAAGACGGCGAACACCGCACTCACCGCGGATGAGGTGTCCGAGCTGGTCAGCATCATCGCCGCGATCAAGAACCCGACCACGGGCATCCATCAGGTCGCGGCCGCCACCAGCCTGGGCGAGGACGAGATCATCAGCGTCGCCAACAAAGCGAAGGGTCAGATCAGCAAGTCCCTCGGGACGCGGGCCGTCAAGTTCCTCGCGGACCTGGGCAGGGCGAACGCACACCTGTCGTACGCGGACGGTGGTATCCGGGCCGGCATGTACGCCGCGCAGGGCAGCATCATCCGTTTCGCCGAGCCCAGCACAGGCGGCGAGGCATACCTGCCGCTCGGGGCCGGAAAACGCAGCCAGGCCATGCCCGTGCTCCAGGACGTGGCTCGCAGGTTCGGAGTCGGTCTGACCGACGCATCCGGGGGACGACAGGTCGTCATCGTCCGCTCCGGCGACACCATCAATGTGCCGGTGACCGCCGTACGCACCGGAGCCACGGCATCGGACATCGGATCGCAGGTCGGCCGTAGCTACCGCCGTGCCCGCAGGGGAGGGGTGGCCGCCCGTGCCGCTTAGCCTGAACGACTGGCAGTACGACATCGGCGGTGTCATCATCGGCGCCGGCACGCCTGTGCAGGTCATCGAGACCACCGGCCTGGGACGGCCCCCGGTCCGGGACAACGACGTCGACCAGCCCTCCGCAGACGGCCAGTTCGCCGGCCCCGACTACTGGGCTGGCAGGCAGATCCAGTTCGATGCCGCGATCCGGGTCCCCGGTGATCCGGCCGCCTGCCATGACGTGGTCGCCGCCCTCCAAGCGGCCACCGACGGCACCGCGGTCCGGCTGGTCGGCGGGCAGGGCATGACGCTGCGGATCAAGCGACCCGGTCGGCCGGTGAAGTCGCTGACCGTGCGGGCCCGGAAGCTCGACCCGGAGTACAAGCAGGTCGTCCACGGCTATGTGCCGCTGGACATGGAGTTCCTGGCTCACGACCCCACCTTCTACGCCGACACCGACAGCACGACGGAGATCCCGCTGGGCTGGCTGACCGGCGGAGGGTTCGCCGCCCCCATCGCCGCGCCGATCTTCGTGCAGGACGGCACAGTCGCCGCAGACCGGCCGGGCTGGGTGACGAACGCGGGCACGGCACCCGCCTGGCCGGTGATCCGGATCAGCGGGCCGTGCGCGAACGTCACCGTCATCCACGCCGACTCCGGACGCACGCTCGCTATGCCCACCCTGAACCTGGCGGCCGGCCGGTGGATCGAAGTCGACACCCGGCCCGGCGCCCGCACCGTCACCTGGGACAACGGCGGCAACGCCTCCACCTACCTTTCGCCAGCCTCCCGGATCGACCTGTTCTCCCTGCCGCCCGGCCAGTCCGAGATGCGGTGGACCGCATTCGACAACACCAACACCGCCCGCATGCGCCTGACCTGGCGCGACGCCTACACCGCCCTCTGAGGAAGGCCCATCGTGAGCTTCTTTCCCCGGCCCATCCTCACCAACGGGGCCACCCACTCGGCGCAGCAGTTCCGCATGCTGGTGCGCGACCTCGCCCGCGGAGCCGAGGGCATCACCCAAGGCGACGACCTTAAGGTCACCCAGCGCACCACGCCCGGCGGCGGTGTACTCCTCGCGGACGGTTCCGGTGTCATCCGCGGCCGCGACAACGTGTTCCAAGGGACCTACGCGTTCTGCAACATCGGCGCCGTCGACGTCCCCATCGCCGCGACGGGGGCTAGCGCCCGTTCCGACATGCTCATCGTCCGGGTGGAGGACCCCGAGTACGGGTACAGCCGCAACCCGCAGACCGACGACATCGTCTTCCCGCAGATCATCTCCGGCGTCTCCTCCAGCGCCACCAGCATCCCCGACGGCCGCACCGGCATCCCCCTCGCCCGGATCGACATCCCCGCGAACAGCGGCACCATCACCAACGCCATGATCACCGACCTGCGCAAGGTCGCCAACCCCCGCCGAGACCGACGCCTCTACACCCAGTCACCCACCGCCGACAGCTCCCTCATCGGCTCCTCCACCAGCTACAGCTACTTCTCCACCGCCGCCGGCTGGAACATCGCCATCCCCGACTGGGCCACCACCGTCCGCCTCCGCGTCGACGTGTCCCCGCTGCGCTACAGCGTCAACGACTACGTCGGAAACCTCCGCGCCACCTTCGGCGCCTCCCTCACCCTCCAAGCCACCGGCCTCGACGACAACCAGGGCAACGTCGTCCGGAAGATCCCCGCGATCTGCGCCGACACCCTCACCGTGCCCGCCGCCTACCGCGCGACCACGCAACTCCTGCGCGCCCAGGCAAACGGCGGCACCGGCAACGCGGGCCGCATCAACGTCACCAGCGTCACCACGCTGATAGCCGACGTCGAGTTCGAGGAGGCCCCCCGATGACCGGCCCCCACATCCCGGACCGGATTCTCACCCAGAACATCGTCACCGGAGCCTGGCTGGCCACCGCCCTGCCCGTCATCGAACCCGAATACGGCGACGAACTCTGCGGCCCTGGTTCCTTCACCGGGCGTCTCTCACCCCGCCTGTACTCGTCTAACCCCAACGTGGTCGACCCCGGCAACACGTTCCTGTTCGTGGAATCCGCTGGTCAGCTGCAGTGGGGTGGCATCGTCTGGGACATCCGGGCCAGCGGCTCCGACTACGCCATCGAAGCCGCGTCCTGGTCGTCGTACCTGCAGCACCGCTACGACCTGGACGATGAACACGGCGGCCGCGGCCCCTACACCTACGCCGACCGATGCCAGGTCATCCGGAACATCTGGGCCTACGCCCAAAGCGCCGCAGACGGCGACCTCGGGGTCACCGTGGACGCCACCACATCCACATCCACCATCGGCACCCCCGCTGATCCCTACCAGTCCAACTGGTGGGAGACGCCCTGCCTGGGTGACCAGATCGACGACCTCGTCTCCGGGGACTCCACCCCCGACTACACGTGCAGCACCGCCTGGAACACCGCCAAGACCGGAGTGGTGAAACGCATCCGGCTGGGCTGGCCCCGCCTCGGCGCACGCCGCACCGACCTTTCCTTCGCCAGCGGCGTCAACATCATCGACGAACCCGAAGACGCCCTCACCGGAGACGACTACGCCCAGGTCGTCGTCGCTGCAGGCGCGGGCGAGGGACGCTCCCGGCTCCGGCAGACCTCCGCCGTCCGCAACGGCCGGCTCCGCATGGAGTACGTTCTCGACCTCCCCGACGTCAACGGCATCGACATCCTCCGGGCCCGCGCGGACCGGGAGCGGACGTGGCGGCAGACCACGGTCCGCGGCAGCGTCGACCAGATCACCGTCCGCGACACCCCGTCCGCGCCGTTCGGTTCCTACCAGGTCGGTGACGACGTGATGGTCCGGGTCAACAACCCGTGGACCTCCTATGCGGGCTGGTGCCGGATCACAGGCTGGACCCGGAAACCGCAAGCCCAGGGCGGCCCCCAGACCGTGCTCAGCCTGAAGCCCGCCGACTCCTACCAGTACGGAGGTGTCTGATGGACCTCGGCCGCGAACTCAACCTGCACAGCCAGCGCCTGGACCGCCTGGAACGGGCCTCCCGCCTCTCCCACGCCTCGATCGAGAACACGGCGATCCAGGTCAACGACGGCAACGGCAGCCTCCGCGCCATCGTAGGCGTCCAAGGGGACGGCACGACCGCCGTAAACATCGTCAACGGTGGCCCGCCTCCCACACCCTCCACACCCACAGTGTCGTCCGGGCTGGGCGGGCTGGCAGTTGGCTGGGACGGCACCTCCGCCGACGGCTCCATAGCGCCCATGGACTGGTCACGAGTCGAAGTCCACGTCTCCCCAACCGCGGGGTTCACCCCCACCACGGCAACGCTGCGGGCCACAATCGAAACCCCGCAGGGCGGCATCTGCTACATCCCTGTCACGGGCGCCTCCTACGTATGCCTGCTGGCACGCAACACCTCAGGTACAGCATCCACCGCCACCACCCCGGTGGGCCCGTACTCGCCTCGCCCCGTAGCTGGAGACATCGGAATCGGAGAAATCATCAACACGATGATCTCCGACGGCGCTGTCACGACCCCGAAGCTCTACGCCAACGCCGTAACAACACCGAAGATCCAAGCTGGCTCAGTCGATGCGA